AACTGGAAAATACATTTTACGTATTTCCTTACCGTCAGTCTTCAAACTAGTTGCAAATGCCTGTGTCGCTGCTAGTTTTCTAGTATTATCATAAGAAATGCCAGTAAACTCAAATGACATTCTTGGCAGACTAATCTGAACAGGTTTGTTTAGATCTGGTTCCTGCTCAATTCTAGCTAAGAATTTTTGCGTTGGACCATATGCTAACGGAACTTGAATAAGTTCTGATGGATCATTTCCAGATCCATCTCTTTTAATTGTTATACCATTAAATAACGTTCCAAATGCTATAACAGTTTTTCTAAAAACTTGGTGATAAAAATGATCAAACATATGCTACTACGGAATTCCAAATGGGTTTGTTTCGCTGAAGTCTATAATATTGTCTGCTTCAATTTCAATCGCTTGGTTTTGAGCAAATTTATCTTCAGGAATATTATTCTTATTTAGAACTGTAATTGCATACGCTGCTCCACTTGCTTGTCCAATTATTGCTTCACCTTCAATAAAGTCACCCAAAATATTTCCAAGTTTCAATATTTTATTAACACCATCCCAAGATTTGACTTTTGCTCTAGAACTACTTGCAGCACCAATTACATTTTCATTATACAAATAAGTTCCATATCCAACCGTTTGTTGTGGTCCTGCAATTACAATTGTTGGTGCTGCTTCATAATAACCACCAGCATCTTCAAGAATAATTGCAGTAACAGTACCTGCAGTAGATACAACTGCTCTACCAACAGCATTAATAGTCGTACTTCCAATACCAGATTTTACAAAACTTACTGTTGGGATACCAATGTACCCACTTCCACCGCTAGTAATCGTAATAATTCCAACTGCTCTACTTGATATTGATGCTGTTGCATATGCTCCATTGCCACCACCACCAATAAAGGTTACTCTTGGTGCTATTGTATAACCAAATCCAGGATTTGTAATATTTACAGCTTGAACTCTTGATGTATCTGGACTTGTGTCACAGAAGTCAACAATACCCTTAATCATTGATGCAATTCCAACTGCAGTCAAACCACCAGAAGGTGCTGATGTGATGGCAACTCTAGGGACAGAAGTATAACCAGATCCACGTCTGGATACGGTAATTCTTCTTACTGAACCATCTCTCAAACTTGTAATTGCAGTTGCAGTTGAACCCAAACCAACCATATTGAAAGTTTGGATATACCCCTCATCTTTAACGTTATCATCAATTTCAAGAATTCCAGTATCGATTTCCTCATCATTGTAGGCATACAATTCACACCGTAATTCATAAACATAGTTTTTTTGTAACTGGTAAAATGGTTTTTCATGTTCTACATATTTAATTTCAAATAAACGATCACCTAAAGGAAAATAGATTAAATCACCCTCTTTAGGTCTACTTGTTAATTTTGATTTATCTCTTACTTCAATAAACGGTCTAACCGCAACTTCGTAACGTTCTTGTGATATTACTAAAGTTAAATCATCAACTTCTTGGACTCCAAATTTAGAGAGTAATGTCCCAGCACCACTATATCCATCATAAGTGTCTACGTATGCCTCTATTGGAATAGCATCTCTAAATTCTGATCTAGAGACTTCCTCCATAATAGTTTTTTCATTCACAAAAATTCTGGGAATATAATATATTTCAACCCCAAACATTTTTAAATGTTCATTTACTAAATCCTGGATTAAACTCTGTTCCCCAGAAGACCCATGTAAAAAAAACGGATTTAATGCCATATGACTTAACCTATCATATCTAATGGTGGTAGTTCATATGTAGATGACATCTTTGTCATAATTTCACTTAGTTCTTTTTCTGCATCATCATAAATTTGTCGTCCATTTAATTCAACACCACCAGGAAGTTTAACTCCTTGAAATTTAATTAGATTTTGTCCCCATTGTTTTTTAATCAATGATGTTACATATGGTTTTAAAAATGAATCATTCCAAATTCTAGGAGACTCAGCAGGATCTAAGATCCTGTAACAATCAATAACTAAAAATTGTCCTGGTGTAAGAGCAGACCAGTCAACATCAAGATATAATCGATCTTGTCTTTGGTTAAATCTAATTTGTTTTTGAGTTGTTAATAAAAAGTCAATATCTTCCAAATATCTTTTAACCATTGAATATGTCAATAATTCAACTGAACCCCAATAGTAAATATCATTTAAAAATAACTGATACTTAATACTAAACATTCCACTTGAAAGTGAATTTGAACCTTCAAAACTAAGCACTTTGTTAACACCAATAACATGTGGTGGTATTTGAATATAGTTACTAGTTTCAAAATAATTGAATGTTTTTGCAACTCCAACAATATTAGTTGTTGCTGAAGTCACCGCTATTCCAGGACCACCAAATTTAGCTCTTCCTCTATCAATATCCTCTTGAGTTACTTGATACTTTAAATAAGTCTGAGTTACTCCATCAAAGTGCCTTTCGTAAAAAAACTGTAGGGCATCATCAACCAAATCTTCAATCTGCTCATCAGCAACGTTTATTTCAAGGACGGGATATCCAAGTTTTCTTTTGCAGTAATCTATGAGTTCTTGTCTGGATGTTGGTTGAGCCATGTTTAAATACCTGGTTAATTATTTTAATAACGATTTCAATAAGTCTTTAATTTCATTAATATCGCTTTTCAAAGAGGATAGATCAGACTCAATTTGATCCATCCTCATTTTTTCTAAAGACTTTGATTTTTTTAAAGATTTGTAATTATCAAATGCCTTTTTATCGGTATTGATAATTGCATTACTACGAACATCTCTTACAAGATTATTGTAATTTTCAACTTTTAAGTGATAATTATCATTCATATTATGCAAGTGCAATCACTCTTAGATCTTTAATTCTTGGAGGATATGCTTGGTTTGTTGAAGAACCAACTATTTTGATACTGAAGTATCTAAATTCTGGTAAAGAATCAATACTAAATTCATAATCTCTGAAAACTAAGTTCGCAGATTCTGCAGATAGAATGTCTGTTTTTGGTACATTTTTATCTGATTTACCATTATTTTGATTTGGGTTAATAATATTACCATTAACATCAAGATTTTCATATCCTGGGAAAGGATAATAAATTGGTTCTGCTGCTGGATCATTACTAATTGAGTAGAATACTCTTACATCATTATATGTGTTTACATATGCAGCAAATATTACTTTTATAGAAGTGGCTGCGTTTTCCAGTTCAATTGGTTGGTTTGCGTATATAAAAGCAGATGGATCTTGATTTATAGTGGAAACTCTAGGATCGTCAATATAATTTGATATTGGATTATCAATCCTATTAGATACTAAAACCATACCAACTCGGTCTAGATCAATTACAGGAGAAATTTTTGTATTAGAAGTTGATAGGGTAAACGTTAATTCCATGGATTTATTTCCAGGGAAATTTGTTGTTTGTTGCAACTCATTTACTCTAGATGCAATTATTCTAGGTTCTGGTAGATAAGTATCTTCGCTTAAGTTGATTGGAGTTGCCTCGGTTTCAACAAACGAAATCTCATTACCATCAATACTTGTTCCAGTAATTCCTTTTAGGGTTGCTTTGACGGAAGTTCCAGGTAAAACCATTGTTTGAACAATTGGATTTACGGTTTCATATTGAATATTTTGTGTTGCTAGAATAGTTTCCCCTCCACTTGATTTTGACGAATTGATATACAGTTTAGGAAATCCAGAACCAGTAGATCTATCCACTCCGTTTTCACTTGTATCAATACGAATATAGTAACTATCAAGATCAATAGGTCTTCCGACAAGAGCATCTTGTAAATAATGAAGTCTATTAATTCTTCTCAAAGAAATGCCATTGTTTTCATATTTTTGTATACTTGTTTTGCTTGGATAACTGAACGCACCAGTTCCTTCAATAGATCTTGTAATACCTATTAATTGTCCATTTGCAATACCAGTGTAAGAGATAATTTCATTGTCTAAAAGAGCATATCCTGGATTTGTCGCTCCAACCGATACATTTTCAAACACTTCAAATCCAGATGTGTTTGCAATACTAATAGGTCCAGAATCAGAACCATTGTAATCTGCGGTCAATATTGTGGGTTTTGTATCCCCTCTGGCACCAGAAATTCTTACAACGTTTGTATCAGAATGCATTGCATGGTTCTTATGATTTACTTTAACGTGCAAACCATCTTCAGATAAAGATGCCAACTCAAAGTCATTAATAATAGAACTTGTTCCAGTTGCATTTAATATTGTAGTAATTCCTGTTGACGCACTTACATATTGTAATGGTTTAGCAGCATTAATTTCAAATTCACCTTGAACATTATCAAGTATTAATTGATTAACTCCAACGATACTTGATAATGACAATTGAAGATTTCTTCCCAAAATATCATTACCAATTGCAGGAACAGTTAAAACATCTCCTACTTGATAACCAAATCCACCATCTCGTATAGTTGCTGCAAGAGCAACACCATTAACACCACTTGCTTGTCCAATAGTAATATCTGCTGTAGCATTCTTACCAGTTCCACTGAATGAAGTTAATGGTACATCATTAAATGTGAATGAAGTTCCATTTGATGGTGTATATCCAATACCTGCATTAATAATAACTAACGATCCAGTTGCAGATCCACCAGCACCAACATAATCACCACGAGCGTTTGTGTTCTGCTGAACAATTGTGTTTCCAAGAACTAAAGATGAAGTATTAACAATATCATTTGTACTAATGATCAATTTTTTGGCATCAAATTCTAAAGCATCTTTTACTAAAGTTGCAATTTGTCTATTGCCTTTATTTAATTCTGGATTATAGAATGATATCGTTCCAGAATCTGCAGTAAATCCTGCAGAATAAAGATTAAATTTTAGATCTTCGTACTGGCTTGGTGTCCAAGTTGATCCATTCTGAGACTTAAATAAAGATCCCAAATAAGGTTGTGCCGATACAATAACTTGTCTAGACTCTGGTTGTAATAATGTAGAAATATCAGTTTCACCCATTCTTGAAATCCAAACAGTGTATTCATTTGAATTTGATAATAACACTACAGCATGTTCAGTATTTGAGTGTAAGTAAACTGGTGCTGGGAAAGTAACTCTTGTAGGTTGAGTCGCATCAAAAGTTTCAAAAACATCAGAAGATTCTACAATTGCTTCGCCAAATGGATATATTTGATCTGAAGGAACACCATTAATCATTGGACGCAACTGAACAGTTACGGGCAATAGAGGGTCTTTAGTTCTAAAATAAAGATCTATACTAGTAATAAATGCTCCACCATCATCGTTGATCGAGAATGATTGTGCAAGAGGATCTTTACCACCTCTTCTTGGTGGTGGATCGGGTGGACGTGGTGGTGGATCGGGTGGACGTGGTGGTGGATCGGGTGGACGTGGTGGTGGTGGTGTTACTATTTGTGGTCCTGGTTGTGGAAAACTAGGAGAAGGTCTTGGGGGATCTGGTGGCGGTGGTGGTGGAGGAGGTGGTGGTGGTAATGGTGTGATTGACTGTGTTGTTGAATTGCTTATCGTTGTAGTAGACTGAACATCTGTGGCGGGTCTACTTTCGCTCGCAGCAACAACGTCATATCTTGGTTTTCTAGTGGATCTTATTGTCTCTTGCATGTTATTGATAGATCCAGAAGCAAAATATGCCTCTTGTCCAGATGTAGAGGTTAATCCACCTAAAGTACTATTTGATGCTTGAGAAGTTAGTCTAAAGATTTTTGTCCCAACCTCAAATGATGGGTTTGATGGTAAATTTGGATCTGGTATAAAGAGTGAACCAAGTACAGTTCCGACATTATCACTGAATAATCTAACAGAAATAACTTCTGCTTCGGCAGAAGCACTTCTCAGTCTCATACCCGTTCTTATAAAACCACTATACAATGACTGATTATTTTCTGCTAAAGTTCTAGTATCGACATTTAATAATATACTAGAACTTGAATAATTAGCAGGTATTGTGTAAGTTTCATCATAAGGACTTGTTAAAAATACATCAGTTGGATTTGATATTGGTCCGTATTTATGGTTTGATGAGGCTACTCTAAATGATATAGATGGAGTTGATCCAGTGGTTACTGTTGTAGATCCCGTAGTCATTGTTCCAGTAACTAGTTCACCAACAGCAAATGAACCACTAATCATTCTAATTTCGATCAATTTTGGAACAATAAAGTTATTTACATCTTCACCATCAAAAAATCCATAAAGTCTTGTATAAGGTCTAAACTTTCTTCCAGTAAATTCAATATTTCTGGATCTCATGAAAGGAACGACTGAAGTACTAACGACTCTATCACCTTCGTTAGTAGTTTGAATTTGTTCGGAAACTCTTAACTGAGTTCCACTTCTATTATCAGTTCCTGTCCTTGTTGTAGTTGTTACTGTTGTTGTTTGTAGTTGATTTGTTGTTACTAATGCACTACCATTATTTGAAGTACTGGTTGACGTTACAACTGTGTTACTAGATGAAGTTGAACTAGATCCAGTCCAAGTAGTTTCCCACGCACCCCATCTAACAGGACCTAATCCAGTTTGTTGATCATATCCAGCATATTCCAGTTGTAATCTTGTTTGCGTGTAATCATCAACATCAATTCTAAGTGGTTGTAATCTAACTTGATCAACCCAAATATCTGAAGATGGGAACAGTTGAATATTACCAGTATATGTTACAACTAAGTACGGTGTAACGTTTTCAACTCTTGTAGCAAATGGTTGAGAGAACTGCAAGAATTCTGCATAATCCAAGGTAACAAGTTGACCAGTTCTTCTTATATTTGAGCCGATAATATCAGTAACAAATGCTGGATCTGCTGTTGGACTTGCAGTGGTTCCAATTCCAAGAAGAGACTTGGATCCAACTAAAAGATCTATTGAAGTTGTAAAGTGAGATGGTCTTAATTCCAGATTTTTTGGATCAATACTATTAGTAATTTTACCAATTTTAAGTTGAGATTTTGTATTGCTAAAATTGTCAACATAAATTCCAGATTTAAATCTAGTTAATCCACTTTCATCAGGAATGAATAAAGATTCTGTTTTAGATTCTAAGATTGATAGTGCAGTATAATACTCTAAGTTTTTAATTCTGTCTTCAAGTAAAGAGATATCTTGCATTCTATATCTCTTATGTGCATTTAAACTTATCTGTAAGTTTTCTGTGCTGCACACATATGGAGGCAAATTTATAGTAGCAACTTCAAGAGAATCTTCTAAAGAAATAGGAGGTAATGGTGTCTCTGAAGGTACTCCTTTTATCAGTTGGAATCCACCATCTATCTTTAAAAATAGTTTATCAATTCTAGGTAAGTAATGTGAATATGTCAATATAATTGATTCATCAGAAGCTAAAATGTTTTTAGCTGAGTTTGTTGCGTCTTCAAAAGATCTAGATATAAATTCAAATGGGGAGGAACTCGTCGAATCTGAATTAAATTTACGTACTCTTGGTCTGATATCAATTATGTCAGTAATTCTCTCATTATTCTTAATTAATGGTAAATCACAATAATTAAATTGATTATAAGAAGATACCGTTGTAATATCACCTTCCGTAGAATCACTATAAGTTGCTGATTCGTATATAATTCTTAATTTTCTTCTTGGATCTTTAGAATTTGGTTTTCTTACTAATCTGGAATAATCGCAAATAGTTTCTCTTTGACCAGAATCTAAACTAAATCTTCCAATAATATTCTCATCTCCTGGGTCAAAGTCATTTATAGTTCCAGTAATTCCACTAGTTTCGGATCTAACAGTTTCGCCAAGTTCAAATCTAAGATCATTTAAATATACTAATCCTATTGTAGATGTACCAACTTTTTCAATGTATAGTGCAACTGCACCACTAACGGAACCAATAATTTCTTCACCAACAATAAAATCATCAACCTTTCCAGTTGGACCATCAAGATTAAATAAACTTATAGAAGGTAAAGTTGGATTATTATTGTCATTTGCTTCATAAACACTATAGACTTTGGTTACATCTGGTTCAAGTAAACATATTTCTTCATCTTGAACTCGTAATCCATAACCATAGTTACCATATGTTAAACCATCATCGAGAGTTGTAGACCCAATACCAGAAGCAGACAGTTTTGATTTATTTACAATAATAGAACCAGTTCTATTCAGAGATTTTACTTTATTGGATACATTTATTTTGGTAAGAGTTGCAATTAATCTTGCTGGGCCAGAAACATTTAATCCAAATATTCTTAATTCTTTTCCACCATTACTAAATCTAAATTTATCCTCACTTAACTCTTCAAACCCACCAGAAGAATTTATTAAAATATACCTTTCTTCATCAAATGGTAAAAATGTTTCATTATTTGCAGACTGTATAGTATTTGTAGCATTTGCAGTAATAATAACATTAAATTCTTTTTTAATTGTTAATGTTGATTTAGTTAAATCTACATTAGAAATAAACTTCTTGGGAAGGGGTGTATATAGTGTATTATCAATTGAAGAACGTAATTTTGCACCAATTAACTCAAAATCTGTAGTCGTAATATTGCTAACAGGTAAACCACCATCATTAATATTTGCAACAGTTGTTAATCCAACAATAATAATACTATTTGCACTGGGTATTGAAGAAACTTTAGCGTATGTTTTTACACTTGAATTTGTAAGTAATGGATTACTAAATGCAACCAAATCACCTACCTTTGTGGATAGTCTAAAATCCAAATTAGAACTAGTTACTGTTGATACACCTGGAGCAGATCCAGATTTTCCTGTAATATTAACAATACCAACAGATGTTAAAGTAGATAATTTTGTATCTCCATTAAAAGTCTGTCCCGATCCAACCGAACTATACAGTGATTTTACATCTGATATTTTATATTCGATTGGGTTAGTAATAATTCTGTTACTATCAACTCCATTTAATATTAATTTTTCCCCTTGTATAAAAGATCCTTTTGTTCCATATACGGTAGCAATTCCAGTAGTTGTATTAAATCTTAGGTGTCCACTTGCACCACTAGATTTACCTTGTACAAATGTTGGTACATTTAAAGATATTGCTTGGTTTAAATTCAAATCAGTATATGACTGGATATCATATAATGAAATATCCCATTCATTTAAATCACCAACAACAGTTGAGTATGATCCAGATTCTAGTGCATAATCATAAACCCTAGCGACTCCAATTTCCTTTCCAGAAGGAATTGCAGAACTGATTCCGATTCTGGAATCTCTTAAACTAACAATTGAAGATGTACTAAATCCAATTCTGGGAGCACCAATAACTCTATTTAACGATAAAGTTGGTCCAGTAAAATAATTAACCGCTTGATCTTCTAAAGTTTTGGTTGTTCTTGGTTTTTCAAAATCCAAATAATGAATAGTTCTTGAATCTACTTCAAATCCCCGAATAAAAGCTTTTCCTGGGGATATTTTATATGTTGCTAAATCGTCTGTTGGAATATTGTTATTGTATGTTAATTGTCCCTTTAAAAATATACCGTTATTTCCTTTACGATTATTTAAAGACTCTCTAGCAGTAATTGCAAATGGTTTAACATAAAAATTGCCAGATTCATTATAAGTTCTTCTTGCTAATTCTTCTGCCAATTCATTATATTGACTTTTATCTTCAATATGTTGAATGTTACCTTGTCTTAATATTAAAAGCTCAACAAAATTTTCATTTTTTTGAGACTCTAGTGGTTTCTTTGTTAAAATGGCGGTTATTTTTAATCTATCTGCTCCAGGTGCAGCATAGTTATTAAATCCTTTTGCATTATCAGTTAAAGATGGATCAAATCCAGAGGTTACAATTTCCTCAAAAATTTCTAATCCAACTCTATATGATGGAAATTGCCCATGGGCATCAAGGATCAGTGTTTGTGGTTGAACTTTTACAAATGTTCCTCTAAGGTAATAAATACCTTCGGATAAAAACACTGCAGAACCTATAGATGTTGAATTGACCGCAGCAGTAATTCCAAATCCTTGACCAGACTGAAAATTAACAACAGACGTTGAAAGATTTGATTCTAAAGTTAAAACTTCATTATCGTCAAAAACTTCCTTTCCGTTTGTACCTGTAGAAACATAACTAACAAATAGTGTATAATACCCTCTGTTGGAGTATTCTGGTCCAACGCTAGAGACAATTTTTGCTTTTACGTTTGATGATTGACCCCTAACATATACATTTACCAAATTTCTAGCATAACTTGAAATGGGTATTCCAAGATACTCTTTTTCAATCTCTACAGAAAAAAGAGTATTGTTATAATTAATTTGCCCAGGAATTACAACCGAACCTTCTTTAAATAAGTGAGTACCTACTTGTTCAATTTGATTTTGAAGAATTGATTGTAACGATGTTAATTCTCTAGACTGGATTGGTAATCCTGGTTTGAACAATACCTTATGATATCCCTTATTTGGATCAAAGTCGTCAAAATATGGAGATACATTTAAATTCGTTTCTTGTGGCATAGCTCTTTACTAGAATTGCAAAATAACTTTGATATCTTCTCTTTGGTTCACAGACCTTGTAATAGAGGGTCTATTATCAACATATAAAACCGTTCCAGAATATTTTTCTACTTCTGGTGAAGCTACTCCTTTAATAAAAGTTTGCCCCAGATAGTATGTTTTATTATTTATGACTGTACTAATACCTGGGCTGTTATCTGTACCAAACCCATCATCAATATACAAGTCTTTAGATCCTCCAACTATTCTTAAAGATCCCCCAGTTGTAACTGTAGATGTAAACTTATTTAGTCTAAAACCATAAGTGGGGTTTGATCTTTGTGTTCCATCTGTATTAAACCCAACAAGAGATCTATCTTGCCAATATTTTAAAACCCCCGTTTGTGCATCATAAGCAACAACTCTTCCAATAGCAGTAGCTCCAGTTCCCACTGTTTGGGTAATATAAGCATTTTGGGCAAAGGTTGTTGATCTGTAATCATCTACGTTTGGTGCTAAACCTTTTAGTTTAATTGCAAATAATGAACTAACGCGATCTTCACTGATAATTGTGCTTGATTCATACGCTTGAGGATTTTCAATAATTCCAATTCTTGCAACTGAAGTTCCAGTTACAAAGTCTGGGTTTTGCTCATCATTTTCAATTCTAGAATATATAAGAACGTTTGTAGATCCAAGTTCTTTATAAACATCAGCACCATGTCCACCAGGAGGTGGAATTATTACATCAAATATTGGAGAAAGAGAACCAGTAGGAACATTACCACCAATTAAGTCAACGCTAGCATACGTATATCCAGATCCACCATTTGAAACAGTGATAGATTCGACTTTTGCGTCATTATTAATTACAATTGTGCATTCTGCACCAAGTCCATCTCCTTTTATTGGTACTCTCGTATAAGTGGTGTTTGGAGGACCTACTAAATATCCCCTATTTCTTATGATAATTGTTTTTAATTGTCCACTTGTTTCGGCGTTGTTTTTAATTGGTAGATAATCGGCGTTTGTTTCCCAATCTACTGGAAGTGGAATAAAGTTGAGTGAATCAAATTTGATAACGTCACTTGGACTAATAGTGTAAAGATACTTCCAAATATAACCATCACCACTAGTTCCAGCTGCTCTTGGTTCTAAATCAGTAAATTTTGGTTCATCAAGAGATGGTTTACCATTTGGGTTTTCTGGATCAATACCATTATTTAAACAAATGTAAACTCTAAATTCACTGTTTACGACAAAATAGTTTGAGGAATATAAACTTGTTTTATTTGAGGGTTTTGATAAATTATTTCTGTTAATATCGTGGCGATACATGTCGTAAATTGTTGCTGACGCCCATTGTATTTTTCTAACAACTGGACGTATATCATCAGCACCAATTTTTTTCAAAGCAACCATTGTATCCCAATAAAAATTGGTATCATCAAAACAGTCTCTTGGAGATGGTGGACTAGTATTCCAGTTATCCTGAACTTCATCTGCATTTGGCAGTCCGATAAAAGTGTAATAGGAATTACTAGGATCCCTAATTTTATCAATGAAAGCTCTTGCGTTCTTGACCCTCAATAAATCAGTTATAATTGCTGCCATTTTTTGAATTTAGACTTTTATATCTTTTATTTATCAGCTAATGTAACCCAAATATTTTAGTGGATTTTTCCTTCTTACAATTGGATTTGATGATATACCAGATTGTCTTGTTCCTTGCTGAGCAGTGAAACTTCTTGGTCCAATTCTCACGGGCATATTAATTTTACCCCAAGTATATGTTCCGTAGAATGCTGTTGTAGCAAGTCCCACAATGCCACTTAAGGGGTTGTTAAGAACTTTTACCACTATAGTTGTCACCGTAGTTGCAATTCCAACAGTCGATGCTAATCCACTAATTCCAGGTGGCACAACAGTATTTTTTGTATACCAGTGTGTACATTCAAAAGTCATGTCTACAAATTGTGTAGATACTCCTAAAACAGATCCGCCACTTGTTAGTGATGTTTGTGGTGCTGATCCAAAAACAGATCCAACAACATTAAATAGATATCCTGTTGTAATTCCAGTTTTAGATATATTTAAACTTTGTCTTATTCTTGAATTTAAAGGTATGAATAAATCGAGTTCAAGTCCCAAACAAGTAGTAACACCAGAACAAGATGTGGTTCCAACACCAACTATAATGCCATAATCTCCCTCATAATCTACTCTAATAACATCTTCAATTTTTCTTTCTGGTGGAGCAATTAAAACTTGTGGGGGTAAAATGGAAGCAACAGTGAACTTCATGGGAGATTTTAATGCCCACTTTCTGGATGTTGTTGCTAATCCAACATTATCAAATGTATCAACATAAACAATATCACCAACAGCATAATTGGCACCAGAATCAATAACATTCACTGATGCTATGTTAAAGTTTAGTGTGCTAATTTGTATATCTGCTGTTGCTCCTCTACCAATTCCAGTTTCAGTTTTTAACCTAGCCCTGTAGAAAGTATTGTTTACGGGACTAAGTGGTGGAAATCCACTTCCTTGTTGTGTTATTGTAATTGAATCCATTGGTCCATAATAATAATTTGTTCCACCAGTTCCAACAGTTATTGAGGTGACTGTTCCACCTGCTCCAATCGTAGCAGTTGCTGTTGCTTTAGTACCAAATCCATATGGTTTTTGTATTGTTACCTGTGGTGCGATAGTATATCCATATCCAGGATTAGTTATTGATATACTAGTAACGGATCCACCAGCACCAATAGTTGCCCTTGCAGATGCGGAATCTAAAATATCTTGACTCATAATTTGAACAATTGATCTTTCATCAAGTGGTATTCCCTCGTAAGAATCATCAAATAATGGTCTTATACTATAAACAAAAACATATGTTGATCCAACACCCACAGAACTAATGATATTTGTATTTGGACTAATCGCTGGTTCATAATAAACTCGATCCTTACCAACAAATTCATTATCTATAATTTTATCTACAGTTTGTTTATACCAACTAATTGGTCGGGAGAATAATTCGTTAAGGGTAACACCTTGACCACCATAGTTATTTGTGATAATTTTATCTGCAGATACAACATCCATCACAAGTCTTCTTTCTTCAGTAAAAGTATCATCGACATCACTATACAACTGAACATCATCACCAACTTTAACACTTGGTAGTACATCGACAGTTTTAACGTCAATATTTTGTGTTCCAGTGTACATTAAAAGTTTAGCAGTATCTCCAGTGGTACTAAATCCAGAAACTAATCCTTTTGGTGCTTCTGTAAATCTTAATGTACTTCCACCATTAAATTGATAACCTTCTCCTGGAGTTTGTAGGGTATCATTGACAAATACAAGTAGATTGGATTGTAAATTAATACCCGAGTTTGCTCTAGCAAAGAAAGATATACTCTCACCATTTACTGTTAGTGGGAATAATCTTCTTCTACCATTAAAATACTCAGAAATATCATCAAGAACAATAAATTCACCTACATTCCACCCAGAGAATTTGCTTTGATAAGTTCTATCAATTGTCAATTCAAAGTGTTTGAAGGTTGTGATTCCAGTGGTTGGAATTCCAGTAGTCCCTCCAATAGCAACAGTTAAGGTTTCACCAGATCCATAACCATAACCAAAATTATTCATTTCAAAATTCAAAATAGTGCTATCTTGACTTGGAACTAAGTCCACAGTAGCTCCTGTTCCAAATCCGACAACACCTTGTTTGTAAATTAGTGGAATATTATAATAGTTTAATGGATTATCAAATACAACATCAAGTGGTTTTGTAACTTTACCACATCTCTTATAAAAATGAGTGTACGGTGAGGGTCCAGAATTAATGATAAATGTATAATCATCAACAATTTTAACCACACCCGTTCCATTTGCTGCTGGATCTTGACCAGTTGGGGAATTGTTAATTTGTCTTGGAGCAATAATAATTTCTTCAACAGTCCCACCAGAAACATATGACAGAGGAGTTGACCCAACCCCAACATTAAGTTCAAATTGACTTATACCATTAATTCTAGTTACCTGAGTCCCACAATAATCATTGGTATTTGTATTTGGATGTGTAACTATTCCAAGTCCACCCGTAAATCCTAAACCAGTTAATATAACATCAGTACCAACTTTTAATTTATGTCCAAATGTTAAAGTGCCTCCACTTACATATGTGTGTGGAATTGTTGATATACCAGAATTAAAAGTAAGGGTATTGGCATTTACAACAGAAATAATTTTAAATGTATTTCCTAATGGAGACACTATAGAATTACCAGGGAATATGTCAGTATTGATTCCAACTTGAATTACACCACCATTTACATAAGTATGTGCAATAGTTGATGGTCCAACATTCACTGTAAATGATGTTGTTGTTCCAACAGTATTAACTGTAAAGAAGTATCCTTGGGATCCATCTGGGAATTTAGTTGTTGTTAAACCTGCGGTAACTTGCCCAGCATTATTTTCAACGTAAGTATGGGGAATTGTTGAAACTCCAACATTAGTTTCAAATATTGTTGACGATAAAATATTAGAAACTTTGAATGTATATCCCTGAGTACCATCTGGGAAGATTGTAGTGGTAATTCCAGATCCACCTGGACATGAGAATTCTAAGTTATTCAATCTAATATCACTACCAATACCAATAACACCACTAAATGAAGAAGATGTGGTGACAGTTGCTAATCCTGTTGTATTATCATACTTAAACTGAGTAATAGTGAAGGTTTGACCATATCCAGTAGCACCACCAATTGGGCATTCAAATATCAAATCTCTCATTTTGAAGTTGTCGCCTGCAAGTAATCCGTGATTACCAACAGTTAACACAGTAGACAATCCAGTTACTTGATCATAAGTAAAATTGTAAACTGCAAAAGTTTGACCATATCCAATACATGTTAGTGCTAAACCAGCAAGACTAAAACTTCTGCCAATTGCAGTTTGAGTTACTAGTTTGTGTGGTTGTGATGTAACAACTGTTGATAATCCAGTTGTATTATCATAGGTAAAGTTTATTACATTTAAAGTTGTCAACCCGACAGTTGTGACTGTCATTATTCCACTTACATTGTCATATAATGCAGTACTTACACCTAATGGTGGATAGTAGTCACAAGTAAATGCTGCTCCAACTATTGCAACTTCTTCCCCTAACTGTAATCCATGAGGAGTTGATGTTGTTACTGTAGTAACTCCTGTAATGGAACTATAACCAATATTAGTAACTCCTCTCGGAGCGTAGAATACTTTAGGATTAGTTATTGCAACACCAACAACATGCCCATTAACAACAGTTGCTATACCAATATAAGTTATATCAGCAGAACCATAACTTGCCGTTTGAATTCCCACTTTTACAGTCTGCAATCCAGATCTATATCCAGATCCAGAGTTACCTATGGAAATTTGAGTTATTGTTCCTGCTGCAGAAATGACTGCTGTTCCACCAGCAGCAACTAATGGTTGATATCCAAATCCTTCAGTAGATCCAACGCTAACAATAATACCACCTCTAGGAGTACTGTTGGCGTTAATATCGTTTGTCAATGAAGGATTGGCAACTGGACCACTAAATCCTACCTGCAATTGTCCACCAGCGGCAATAAGTTTATAATCTCCAGGAATATTTGTAAGAACATTACCAAGTCTTTGTGGACCTTGGAATATATCATTTATTAGAATAATACTATTATTTGAAGTTATGTTGTCAATATCATTACCCTGATACTTTAATGTAAATGTAGTTGTAATTCCATTGAATTGGTTTGAAATATCATCAAAAACATAATTATTATCATAGGCTTTTATAAAACTAGTTGTAATAGACTGATTTAGTGCCGATCTTAAAAATACTCGTCCACTAAACCTAGAACTAGTTGTTAATCCAGTATAATCAACTTCATTAGCAGATGTCGCTGTAGTTCCAAATCCTACAGGAATACTACCCCACATAGGCTCTGAAAAATGAAGTTGATTATTTAAAACATTATAATTACCGACAAATTTAGTAACTACAGTATTTGCTGCATGAGTACTTGCATTTGTCCCCATCCATGCTCGTTTAACATTCAATATATTTGCACTACCATTTACCGAAGAAACTAACATAATTTCATTGTCAATTTGAATCAAATCACCACTAAAAATAGAAGTAATTCCAACTACATCAATGTTAGTTGATCCAATACCAACACTACTTGTAGTTGCTATTGTGTAAGCAGTTCCAACAAGAGGAGATTGAATTGTTCCATTAATTGTAATAAGGAGTCTATTATTTGGTGAGATTGATCTAAATGTATGGATACTTCCAATTCCTACTCCAGTAATTCCAACTCCAATTGGATTAAATAATAAAGCATTTGTTGCAGAAGTTGCAACTCTCACTTTTTGGTTATCTTGCTTAATGATAATAAATTTAGCAGGTAATATATTTGTTACTCCAATTCCAGGACCAAAATCCGAAGGAGAAATTTTAATTGCATTTGCAAAATTATTATTTGGTGGAATATATTCAATTTCTTCTCCACTAACAAAAAAGTGATTTCCAAGATCAATCGTACCATCAGCAAGATCCAATTTAGTAGCATCTGAACCATTAAATGCAACTTCAAATATTGGGAATCCACCAGATTTTAAACTGAATCCCCTGTTAACCCCATTAAATTGATCGCTAAAATCATCAATCGTTAAAACTCGGTTTCCTATAAATTCTTGATATTGCGCTAAAAATGGTAAATTAAATAAAATCTCATTTGATACTAACGTATTGTTTACCTGAATACTTTTTTCTCTAGCAATATCAAAATCCTTTACTGAATTCAAGTCAACTATTTCGGTAAGATCTGAAATAGCTACTAAAGCATTTAAATCTTGTGCAGTAGATAATCCAACTATACTAGGATCATAAGAATCAATTGTTAACTCACTAAATTTCTTAAATCCAGATGTGTGTGTTAAATTACTTACTAGTGGATTCCATACTTTATATTCAATTGGAGATCTAATAGCATAAGAAAAATACTGATAGTAATCATTATCATGAATTCTTTGGAAGGATTGGTTTAGTTTTCCAGTCTCTTTTAACCAACCTTTCTTAGTAATACTATTTGATTCAATTAAATATTTTGCGGTAACACCATCTACAGAAGATATTAAACCTTTATTTTGAGAAGATGCGCCAATTACAAGATCATCAACTTTAAATATTTTTTTAGATCTTATCTTTAGAAATTCATTTCTTCTGTCATATGACTGAACAACTCCAATATTACCATCTTGAGCTACGATTAATTCGCCGTTTCTGAAACTATCTTTTTCTAAGTCAACATCAAAAATTGGGAAATAACTTTCTGGAGTTGCTGTTCCAAAGGATTCAAAACTATCAAAAATACCTGGTTCTTCACCTGGATTTAAAAATCCAGTTAGATTGAAAGTTAATGTCGGATTATCTCCACCAATGTCTGGATTTGCTGCAGTAATTCTAAAAAGTTTATATTCATAAGCAGCAGAATTATATCCTCTACCACCAAAATTAGCATCAACGTTAGTATTTTCTATAATTATTTTTTCACCAACAATAAATGGATAATCTTGAGAAGATGCAAATGTTACGGCAAAGGAAACAGTAACATTTGCAGTTCCTGGATCAAATACAATGTTATCAATTCTTATACCATTTGGATTATTAATTGGAAGTATTTTTGGTGTTACATTATATAAACCAGTAGTGTTTCTGATAATTCTTACTTCAGTATCTCCAATATCATATTCAAGAGCAACCTCAGTGTTTACTCTTCCAGTAAATCCATCAACAACAGCAAGTTGTGGTGCAACAAAGTAATTTATTCCTGGATTGACTATTTGTATCCTTTTAAATTTTGATAGTGGTTCAATTTTATACGTATATGGGAAGTTTGCAAGGGGTCTTAAAGTTTTGTCCGATGGATAGTCAAATCCAATATCTGTCAGAACTACACTGTTGACTTTTCCGATAGTTTTACTTCTAGGGAGGAATAATGCTCCAGTTCCAAGTCCACTAACAATTTGAGTTACATTAGGAAGTCTAACATAATTTCTACCACCAGAATCAATACTAATTTTTGCAACAGGACCTATTGCTGTTCTAGATGCTGTAGTATATTTTATTGTTGCTTGAGAATCATTGTAATTTTGTCTTTCTGGAGTAATTTCTAGAGAATATTTAAATGAGTTAGTAGTAATACCAGAAACTGGAGCAATTCTATTAAATTTACTATTAACTATTGATAATTTGTTTGGATTTTTTACATTAAAAGAATCACTAATAATTTCTAGTTTAGATGCACTAGCGCCAGGATATTTGATTGGTGTTAAATTATAGTATAATGATGAGGGTACAAAATCATCTATAATAAACTCTACTTTTGCTCCTGGTTCACCAATTATTCCAGTTTTTTTTATATTAAATGATTCTTTATTTTCTGGTGTTGTATAGAATTCTTTTTGAAAAAGAGAATCAAAATAAATATTGAAATCAAATGAAGGTAAGGATCCAGAAGCTAAAGTAGTATCAGAAAGATCAAAAATAATTGTTGAATTTTTTGTTGCAAATATTTCTGGATTAACTGGAGTTATTGATCCCGAAGCTTGAGTCCCAATATTTACAACTTCAATAGCAGTGTTTGATGAAATTTTATCGTAGTAAAAATGTGATAGAAGAACAGTGTTATCATCTGAAATGATAACATAATATATCTTAGAATTTATTAATCCACTAGAAGGAGTTGCAGAATTATAAATTACTTTTTGTCCAGTTATAAGACCATGATTTGGTATAGTTATTGTATTTTTTGATAAATTAATATCAAGATCCGCGAATTCTCTTGGATTTATCAACATGCGTCTATTAATATCATCATAAGAAATATAAAATGTTGTGGTGATTCCAGAAATAACATCAATATTTACTTCATCACCACTAGTAAGATTATGTGATACTTCTGTTACAACCGTAGCTGTTTTTTTATAAACATCTCCCCTAATTGTTAGGGGTAAATTTGTTTTAATACTATGAACCTCTCCTGTTCCATAATCTGCAATTCTGAATATTTCTAACACATCAGATCCGATACCAACAAATCCCCCAGTACTTCCAATTCCTATTCTTTGAGTAGAAACTCCAATAAAATCATTATTATATGCAGCAACATATAACTCTTGAGAATTTAAAATCGGTATAGTCGTTGCTCCATATGAAACACTAACACCAGTATATCCATGCCCAACATTATACTTTACTTTATCTCCAGTTTTAAATCCATGTTCTGGAAGATAAAAAGTATTAACAATTGTTTGTATTCCTTTTTTCTGAGTTACTCCAGGGTTGCTGAAAAATAACAATCCAGATTTTTTAGATGCTCTTGTTAGAGCAGTTCCTGAAGTTTGATAATAAGTACTAGTTAATCTACCCAATTCAACCTGAGCACCCCAAACATAGACCGTAGGTGCTGAATTTAAAGTAAGTCCTTGTGGACCAAAAGTACCAATTCTTATCCTGTGAGATCCTGCACCAGTTTGTGCGGTAAGACTATATCGTCTCCAATCTGAGGTTAAGGTTACTAATTGAGAATAATAAAGAGATCCATCATCTAAAATAAAATAAATTTCTTCTCCACCGTTATGACCACGTAAAAATACAGAGAATGTATTATAATCTGATGATAAAGAAACTGGTTCAAATTTTAATCCAAAAGCATCAGATGCTCCAGTTGTTGAAGCAAAAGAAACTTTTGCAGCATTAATAGAACCATCTGGAGATACAACACTAAAATACTCTACAAAACCAGTACCTATACCAGATGTGTAATAATCCCATGCTGAAGGTACAAGAGAAGGAGGAACAGGGTTTGAATGCAATATTAAATTTTCTGATGGAATAATCGCAGTTTCTCTAGGATCAAAATAATATTCACTATTTAAACGATATTCTGTTGTTGTGTTAAATCCACTATTAAAAGTAAATTTTCTACTTAATTCGGTTAATTCTATTCCAGAGGTGTGCCCTGAAGATACTGATCCATCAAACTGCCTGTATACTTTAATTCTAGAGTCTTGTGGGTATACATTTATGACCTTAATTTTTTCAAACTCTATTTTATAAACATCATTTACCGATAAAATTGGAAAATTTAAATTACCTGAAACATTTAAGTAAGTAACTATTCCAGTTTGACCTGCGTTACCAATGCTTGAAGATAGAGTAAGAGTATTTGTTGAAATACCAACCGTATAAGTTGAAGCAAAATCCGTTGATAAAATGTTTAAATTTTGAACAGATACAATATCACCATTTATCAAAGAGTGTGAAGTACTTGCAAGACCTACGTATCTTCCACTAGATCCAAATGGAGTGAATTCTACATCAACTAATTTGCTAAAACTGTAAGATATTGAACTTACATCTCTTCCTTGAATTTCCGAAATTCTGGCATATGCTCCAGATCCACCAGTTCCTTGACTATTAAAGAAAATATTATCTTGTATTGAATAGTTATCACCAGGAGAAATTATTTGAAGTTGTGTTAGTTCTCCTGGACTAATACTATTAACTTCAGTAAATCCTCTGGTAAATGTATCTGGTTGAATAAATCCCTGATATTTTGTTTTTTCCAGTAATAATCCTAAAGGACTTGTATATCTAATCCATCCAGTTTTATTCAAATCTACAAATGATAAATTTGAATATTGATCAAAGTTATATTCTATTGGTTTAGATTTAAAAGTATCACCAACAATATATGGAAATATTGGTTTTAAATAACCATTAAAGGGCCCAGATGCTTCTTTTAGCGTATTTACTGATGCAAAATATGCATAAGTTCCATTTGGAAATTCTGGAGTTTTGCAATATCTCCCATTATGAATATCTAAATCACCATTATTTGTAAATTCATAATCTTGAATGAAATAACCAGGTGGGAAAGACGCTGTAGATGGTCGGTATCCTTTTAATTTTAATTCATATCCACTACGAAGTCTTACAACAGCACCACCTTCTTTGTCTGCATATCCATATGGACCATAAATTGGGTTTCCATCATATGCCCATCCAATAATTGGTGAGTGATATTTTGTTACGTTGCTTTCATTTTCAATATCAGCACGATAAACTTTATTACCTAAAATATCCAATGATGTTGATAAAAGTTTTCTTCTTAATTCTCTAGCGGCGTATGCATGGACAAATTGTAGACCTCTTTCTGATGCAAGTGGATTGGTTACTATTCCATCATCGGGATTTACTTGATCTGATTGAAACAATCTTTCAACAATATTAATATTCCAAGATTTAATTTTAGCTTCAAATCTAGCATTGCTTCCTGTAGGTACTACTTTAATAATTGTATCTACTTGATTATAACCAAAACCACTTTCTATAATTTTTACATCAACAATAGAACCATTTTCAAGGACAGGAACTAAAATTGCACCCGATCCAGATCCAATAACTTCAAGTAATGGTGGAGAATTGTAATTTGATCCAGGGTTATTTACAATAGCTCCAATTATTTTTCCTTGAGAAGATACAATTACGCTAATTTGACCATTTTCACCATTTAGCAATGTTATATCTGGTTGGCGATTATAGTTTACAACATTTGGATCTCCATAGTTATCACCAATATTCTTCATGGAGACAGATGTTATTTCTCCAGTAAAAATAGGTCTAATTTTAGCATTAAAATCTTGACCAACAAAAGTAGTAACTCCAATGGGGGATTCAATTTTTATATTAATTGGTTGATATTTTATAAAGTGTTGCCCAGTTCCAACGTTTGAAAAATCAATAAATCTCTTATTTACATAATTGTAATCTGCAGGTAATGTGCTTCCAACTCCGACTGGTTCAACAACAGCGACTCTAAATCTATTTTTATCAACAACATTAACAAAATACTCAAAACTTGTTGTAATGCCTGTTGGCAAACTTCCTAAAGAACCAAATAATATTGTTTCTTTATCAGAATAACCATGATTTAATATTGTAATGGTATTATCAAATAAATTAATTGAACCACCATCAAAAAATAAAGTTTTATTTGTATACCCATTACCAGGATTGATTACTTCAATAGAAGATATAACCCGTTTTCTATCTGTAGATGTTAATTTTTGAAGACCTTCTCCATAAGATCCCAGAATAACAGTATTAATTCCCGAAATAGCATCATCTATTGTATTGTGCAATTTAATACGTACTGGGTCAAGAATCCTAACAAAATAGATAGCATCATCGACTAAGTTACCAATTTTAGTTTGATTTTGAGAATTATAAATTATCTTTTCAAAATTTCTAAATTTATGGTATGTTGTAAATCCAATAGAATTATTTGCTAAATTAACTTGATCATATAAACTACCAGCATTAAAAGATACTGAATGGATAATTTTAGACAAATTTGCCTTTGCTTCTGCTCCTGTGCCGTTTCCACCAGAGATTGTAATTTTTGGTTCATCAGTATAATCAAAACCTTTGTCCAAAATATTAATTCTGGACAAAGACCCAGTTACATTACAAATTCCTTCTGCACCAGAGCCAAAAATAGTATTTCCAACACCAACATTGTCAGATATAACCATTATTGGTGGATTGATTACATCGTAATTTGCATCACCAACTGAAGAAACAACGATTTCTTCAATAGGACCAGAATAAATTGTATCTGATGATTTATAGTTTAATATTTCAACGCCATTTAAAAATAATCCTACAGTCCCTGGCTTTGTAATTCTGTTTTCAACAATATCATCATCAACACTTGGGGAAAATTTTCTAATTAAATCCTGTGCTTGTAATCTTCTATCACTGTATTTTAGTAAAGAAAGTTTGTTATTAAATACTGTTCCAAAAACATATACAAATTGACCACTTCTAATATTTGATCTACTTGTAGCTAACCTTACTGTACTTGAATTAACTCTGTATATAAAATAAGGTCCTTCTGCGATATTTAATCCAATATTATTATTTCTTGAATAATAAACTGCTTCACCACTTATGAAAGAGTTTGAACCAATGTTTATATCAAATCCATCATATTGACCAGTAAATACAACTGATAAGTCTTCAACAATAATTGGAGTATTATAATAATTTGGTAAAGATGAAGAAACAACATATGTGTCTGCATCGTCAGTATAAACGTTTTGAATATCTGCTGATATAAAGTTGATTTCTGGTTGGTTATTACTAGTTGTTTTTGATATTCCCTTTCTTATAGAGTATTTTACATTAGTTGTATTGATTCTTGTGGTTAAATTGACATCAAACTCATACTTATTAGATACTGCTATAACAAATATATCATATTGATTTCCATCATTTCCTTTTATTGTACCAATGTCACCAAGAGTAAAAATGTTTGGATCAAAAGTTTTTATTCTATATTGAGCAGCTCCATTTAATTTTAATGCAACTTGAGTAATTTGCTCAATTTCATATTCTGGAGTAACATTATTGATCCAACTGCTTCTTATTTGTTCTTCGCTGTCCGCACCTAAGGAAACAATTTCAACTTGGTCATCGAGTTCATAATAGTATGAAGCATCTCGATCAAACTCTAAATCACCAAGAACTCCAGTAATTTTAACTGTAATCTGTTCGCCAGTATCTGTAATTGCATATGCATAATCTGGTGTAGTTACATCTGCATTTAATTCAATTGCAATAGGTGAAGACAGTCCAAAAAATTGAGTACAACTTTTACCGTTATATGTGAACTGATACTCGACATTATTATCAAACACCACAAGAGTTCCAGAGTCAGTAAAACTTAATGTTGAATCAACATCAAGATATGTTTGACCAAGACCAACAGGATTAGTAATTCTTGTTTTGGGATGTACACTAAAATTAAAGGTTTCTAATTCTGGATTATAATCTAAACTTAATCTGAAATATTCTTCACCATCTTTAAATAATTGTTCAACATTAGTGATCGAACCAGCTGCTTTTTGAATAGTTCCTGTTTCATCCTGATATAATGTTTTATTAATTAAATCTTGTGGATTTCCAACTAATCTTTTAATTACTAAGTCTCTTGTAATTCTGTAATCTGCATCTGATGGTTGAATTAGAAAATCTCTAGGATTAATAATTTTTACTGGAGATCCCCAAATAGATTTAAATAGAATATCAAATGATGTGTTAGCACCTTTTGCAGAATAAAAGTCTCTTAAATTTGATACTAAAACTTTTTCATTTAATTCTTTGTAAAATTCAATATCTTCAAATCCTGGAGCATATTGATATTTAAATTTTTTATAAATTTCTGCTAAAAATAAAGAGTGTAGATTATATACTATTGTGTCAGGAACATGTGGAGATTTAAGAGTTGTTTCAAACTGTAAAGATGTTGAACTTGAAGTGCTGTATGTAGTGATTCCACTAAAACCCCTTTTACAGTTTAAAAAAGCATCAAGAGTTTTTGACTCATAAAGAATAATCTCATCATCTATTTGTATTAACCCATTGTTTTGTGGGAATCCTTCTGTACTTTCTACTTGTATAGTCGAAGTTCCATAATCAACATCTGATATTAAATTAGTGTAATATGTTAATTCTGAAATATTATCTAACTGTGTATACTGATCAATATTGTTTAGAATATCTACTGGACCACCAGGGAACTCTAATGATTGATAGTATTTTTTTAAAAAATCAACAAACTCTGGAAACCCATCCCTAACAAATGTAGGTAGTTGATCTGAAACTAAATTTTTAATATTAATTCTGTTCTTCATATGTTTAGAGTCTGATGAATTCGCCGTTTAAGTAACTAGATGATACTATGTATTGTGATCCTGAGATATCAATTCCAGAGGATATTACATCATTAATCATATTAACATTTGATTTTGAATTATCTAATTGCAAGTAAAGGTCTTGTTTACCAATAACATCATTAGATTTTGGTATTGCCGAAAATTCAATAATGTCATCCCCGAATGCTTTTTTAGATGTGTTTAATATATTCAAAGCATTTAATCTTATCTCACCCTTTATATAATCAATTGTTCCAACGTTCTTTCTAACAACTACTGGTTGATTGCTTGCATCTAATTTAAAGAGAAACACGGATCCAAATCCTTCCGCATGGGGTAAATCTGAAAGATATACGGTTCCAGTAATTCCATCAACCGAGAATCCAGAGGTTTTAAAATTATAACCAGAAGAGTTTTTTATATGAAATTCATTACCAAAGCAAATTTCATATTCTGTAAATTGTTGTAATCTGGTTTTAAGATCTCGCCTTATCTGAATAGTAGTAATATTAGATGTGATCGCTATTGAAGAATCATCAATCAAAGTTAAAAATTTACTATACTTAAATCTAGATCCATATCTATTTAACTCATCTGATTTGGCAAATTGTTCTAAAGTTTTTTGAACTTGATTTTTTAAATAATCTGCCGTTCCTTGATTACTATTGTAATATACTTTTGAGTTATATTCGATATATAAGTATTTTAAATCAATAAACTCAGGAACAATTCCCGCAACGGCATAAGATCTTAAAGTAATTTTTAAATTGTCTTTAATTGCGTTTGGTAAATATGATCCATTTTTTGGTTTAACAGTTATAAAAACTTTTCCAAATTTTGGAGGATCTAACTCTTCTCCACCAAATACAGATACTGATTCAGTTTCTGGATATATTAAAGGTATCAAAGATTCATAATCTGATGCAGTAACTGCTCTATTTTGAGATGCGTATACTCTTGGTGCTAATTTTTTAATTGATGCAATTGATTCAATATCAGCACCATATCCAGCTGCTTCAATTGTTGTTAAGAATGGTTCATCTACGGTAATTGGACTACCATTATTATCAGCAAGTCTACCTGCAAATGTAAAATCCCTAATTCCATTTGCAATTGATCCATTGGTAGTTACATAACTAACCATAATATAGTTGTCATTTTTTAATTTGCTCCCAAAAGTTCCATCCCCAAAAATTAGTTCATATCTCTGGTCTTCAACTTCATTTAGGAAAAACACATCGTCTGTTGGTTTAACTGCTGTTAAATTGTCTACAAATTTATATGTTCTAGAAATGTTGCTATTTTTATTTTCTCTAACAACAACTCTTATTAAAGCAGTATCTATATTAGAATTATTTAAAATAAATCTTTGATTTTTATTTAAACTATTTACGGTAAAATAGTCTTCAATAAAAGATCCCTCATAAAGGTCAACATTAAAAAAGGTCGCTACTCCATTCGATACTGGAACAGTAATGTCATCTGGTATTGAGTAAATATAGTTTTCATTTGAAAAGGATGCATTTGATGTAGCAACAATTCCTTTTCTTAAAGTAACTGTAATTGGGTTTGTTGCATAACCAGTTAAATTAACAAAAAATGATACTTTTGCCTTAGATGCTTTAACCGATCTTGGAAGGTAACCTAAATTTCTAGCAAGAGATACTACATTCTCTCTTAGTGTCGCCCCATCTAAAAATACCTCATTAGTCAACATATTTGCATTATATGAGGTAATGTACGTGTTGTATGCTAGAGTGTCTAGCAGCACACTAAAATTAGATCCCTCAAAGTCATAATCAGTGTATCTACCATCCGCTCTTAAGAAGCTTTTGATAGATTCTCTTATATCATTAAAGTCTAGTGCTGATACGTTAACTATTGACATTTATCTAGTTGGTAATAATACAAATTCTAATTGTTGTGGTAGGGCATCAATTCCAACTATTAGATATGTAATCTTAACATCCATCGCCCCTTCATCATAATCTGGAGTAACAACCGCTTCAATTAACTCTACTCTTGGTTCAAACTGATTAATTACTTCTATTATTTGAGTTTCTATTTCTCTAGCAGTAAATATATCAATATTTTCAAATAATAATTTATTTACAGAAGTTCCTATAGAAGGTTCAAAAAACTTTTCTCCCCTAATTGTTAATACTAGGTTTTGAATTGATCGAGCGATAGCTTGTTCATTCTTTAAAATAGATAAATCTCTCGTTAAAGGATTTTTCTTTAACGAGAGACTAATATCCCTAAATCCAACACTAATACGCTCTAACGGCATTATTTTGAATATTATTATGATTTATTTATAGTGGTTTTCACCACTTGTGTCCCCAACTAGGTTCAGTTCCATAAGACCAATCATCATAATCTTCGTCATTACGAATTTTTTCATGAAGTTCATTTTGAACCTCAAAATCATGTTTTTTAGGAGTCTTATCATCGTTTGCGATCTCTCGCAACATCTTTTTTTCTTTAGTTTTTTCTTCTAATTTATAATCTGATGCCAAACTAGTTGTTCCCCACATGCTATACATGTAGTTTACATCACGATCTGCTGGTTTACCCATTTTGCTCTCCTGATTTGTTAAATCAGAACTTTTTACGGGGTTGCTATCCCGTTAATCAATATAAAAACCAGTTCTTAAGTAACTTTCATCCTTAATATAGTTATAAGATTCCATGTTTTTCATCTCATCACCCTTCCAAACAGGTATAGCAACATTATTTCCATACCTAAAGTTTGGATTTATCCTAAAATGAACTTCAATTAAGTGATTTCCAATAAATTCACAATTAATGTATTCATAATTACCAACTAAATCATTTAAAATTTCAGGAAAAGCGATATCTTGATCAATTTTTTCCCATTTTTGCCATTTATAAAGAGGATCGTATGGATCCTTTGTTCCTAAAACAACTAATTCTGACTTTTTATCTTTAAAATCAACACTTATATGATGCCCGTGAAAGATTTCACACCAAAATTCAGATGGATGATACTGTTCAGTGTGTTTATAAATGAATTCTTTACGAGCATATCGACTCATTCCGAGCATATTCATCATCGGACGGACAATATAAAAGTCGGGTTTAGGAACATAAGACCCAGTTGGTCCACATGTGTATCCTAAAACCCGACTTAAATTTAATTTATTATAGATCCACAAATCAGAAGTATGAATAGACTCCCATTCTTCATGTGTATCTGGAAAGTACATGATTACATTACGTACCTATACTATTTAACCTTGTCCTCTGTACCTCTTCCGTGCCCCATTACGAGACGTTGCGGCGTACTTAGTATGCTTACCAGTTCCTTGCCGAGATTTTTTGGGTTTTGATTCAATAATAACTTTACTAGTTGGAGATGGTTTCTTTGCCATAGTTAAGATTCAAATAGTGGTTCAAGTGAAATTAAATTGGGGTCGATATCTTCCCCCGAGAAAAAGCGTTCAGAGAATTCTTGAAGGATCTCAGTGCAGTCTTCAAGAGTCATATTCTGATATAACGCTTTACCATTATAACATAAGTTATAAAGTTTCTCAGAGGTACTCATATCAGATTACACGGATCTTTTCGTGTCCAACACGAATCCGAGGGTCGCACCAGGTCTCAATGCCACCTTCTTTTGCATCCAGACAGAACGATACGTCCTCTCCACACATATCCTGAACTGCACCAGATTCAAAGACTTGCATCTTAGGAGCAAACCAAGGATATTCAAGACGCTCAAAGACACCGTGACGAATCATAACCCAACCAAAACCTGTGTAATCCACGGTGAATGGTTTGCGTCTCTTTGCCATAGACTCAACGGTTTCATGATTCATAACTCCACCGTTCTTACGGAAGTCATCCTCATCCAACCAGTGAGCAACTGAGGTTGTTACCCCATCTTCAGTAGCATACCAACCACAGGCAATTTCTCTCTCTGGTTGCTCGTTGCCTTCTTTATCTGGTCCAGGCACTGCTAGATCGCACAATTGCCAGAATTTTTCTGTGTTAAACACAATGTCATTATCGATCCAAAGTTGGTAATCATATTGCAGTTTACCATCCCAAGGAATTTGCTTAGGTCCACGAAGAACGTTTGCACCGAGACACTTGCATCGTGCAAAGTTAACCATGGAAGAATAGTCTTGAGAGATCTGAATACTCATTCCATTTTGTACAAGATCAAAACAGAGTTGTACAAATGACTTCAGAAATTGATAGGAGCAACCACGTCCTGGGAGACAAAATACAATGCTCTTGCCTCGCATTCTCTCTCTAATTGCATCATAGTCCCAATCCTCCTTAGGTTGCGTAGGAGCAGTGGCTTTTACAGTGAATCCTTTTGCCATATCTTAAAAGTTTTATCAGGTCAATTCTAACGTTTAGTTTTTAGTTTGTCAATAGGAAGATTCTACCATGAGTTGTCGATTGACTTCGACTTCCTCATAATCGAATCCGTTTCCTTTGAGTTCTTTCCATTTCTCTATGAATTCATCTTCAGAGAGAACAGCATCAATACAGTGGTTATCTTTGTCGTAGATGTGATAAACTTTGTCCATAATCAATATCTTGACTCCCAAGTATTTATGGCATAACTAGTAATACCTTTATCATTATAGCATGAAGAATAAGGTTATCAATCATAAGTACTATCAGTGTTATGATGTATTTGATTCCAAGACAGTTGAGGAATTAAGCGATAGTTGTGACATTCATTTTGAATTGAACTCTCATCCAAATGCTAAAGCAACAAATCTATATCAAATAACTAAATGTATCATGGATTGCCATGGACTACATTTAACAGACAGTCTCATTTATCCGTATTGTCAACCATATTGGAATACATTCTGTAAAACAGTATGTGAAAAAATAAAGGAATATCTATTATTACTTCATCCAGAATTATTACTTCCTAAGTGGAATTATGAAAATGAACTCTCTACTGGGTATCAGGTATTTCCACATTCTTGTTGGGCGATTAAAATTTTGGCAGATAAAAGAAGAAGACCTATATGTAACTTAGAAAAAAGTAAAGATCTTCTTTGGCCAGAAGATACATTTATCACCGCAATTTATTATCTAAAAAATACAAGTATTGGTAACGGAACCGTTGTAGAATATAATAAATCTCAGTATTACAAAAGTGATGGCGCAGAAAATTCTTTGTTTATTTTTAGAAATTCTAAGTTTGGTGAGTACATTCCATATAAAGACGATGAAGAAAAAATCGTAATTCGTTTTGAATTTTGTGTTCTTGGTAAACCTCATAACGTCCCTTGGACATCTCCGAGAGTTGTTGGACCCTAGGGGCGAAATTTTTTTCCCAAAAATTTTTCAGATGAAAGTGAAATCACTCACTCGATTTGTCACCTCTGTAGGTTAGGGTAGTTATCGATTTTATATACGGGCGCAGGGGGCCGCATTAGTATAACTTATGGATCGATTTAACTGCCATAACGAGATCTGATCAATCGATGTGTCCGCACGAAAGTATAAAAAACCCCCTCACGAATGAGGGGGTTAAGTGTTACTTAAGGCAGGCAACCTTTGTCGTCAAGTATACCAATGCTCAATACATTGTTATACAAACCAACGTAGAATCTGCCGATTGATAACCCAAACTGCTCATCATCTTTCCCCGCTTGAGTATCAACGCCGAGGTAGAAGAATTCAGCGATTGAGAGAGAAGTTGCGAATTTCATTGTGGTGATGATAGTGTGAACGTAGAGGGGGGGATTGCTCCCCCCGATTGTTTCATTCCTCAGGACCGAAAGCACACTCTAGAGAGTACATTTCCAGTTCCTGATCATCATCATAGAATGTCATCCAATCATCCTCAGTGGGGATGTATTCTTCAATCTGAGAGTCACAAACGAAAGGATCAAAAGTCATTTCAGGTGTGGGGTTGTGCGGGTGTGTCCCGCTTGAATGTATCTTAGGGGGTGGGGGCACCCTAGAGCGCCCCCTGTAACATTAATTCACACTCCCGCCATGGCGGCGATGATGCGATCCCGCTTGCGGATCTGCTCAAAGTTCACAAACCACAGATCCCGCTTGCCATTATCGGAACGGGTGGCGCTCAGAACGCCATCCTTTTCAAGGTCAACCATAAGGGCGTGAATGGTGCCCTTGTGGCGGCGGGGATCCATTCCCATAGAGCGCACGAGGTCGCTGCAGGTCTGGGGTCCGTCGTTGATCAGGCGGGTGCGGATGGCGGTGCGGATGATGGATTTGATCATCTGTCTGATGGGGTTGTGCGGGGAACCTTGCCCCCGCTTGAGATCATTATAGGGGGTCAGTCCGCCCAGGTGACTTGCCAGGTGGCGGGTTTGTCACAATCTGAAATAATGTTAACTTGCTCAAAAAATTGCATCCACTCATTGTCACTTAGGACGGTGCAATTCTTTTCAACAAGATCTGCGATTCTTTCGGCGGGAAGTTTAAACCGAAGGCGGGAGGGATAGTGTGTCACTGTGTTGAAATCAGGTTTGCTGTAGTGTGCAGAATGTTGGCGGTGCTGTTTCTAACTGTAGGAGACATTAGAAACATCACCACAAAAATGATGGTGAAAGTTCTCATTTCTGTGGCATCTTAACAGTAACAATCTCAGCAGGAGATCCGCAGGAACGATAGAACTTTGCCATACGATCTGCCTCCTCAAATGTAGCAAACGTTTGCTCTCTCCACTCACAAGAATTGTAGGGAGTTTGGTAGCGAATAGTTACACCGAGTGCCATGATGTTAGAGTAAAGAATTGGAGGGGGATTGCTCCCCCTAAGTGTTTCAAATCAGGCGATGATTTCCATCCATTCCTGTTCGTTACAGTAGATCACAATGGGTTTCCCACCGAGTTCAATGCTCCAATCGAAAGCAACATCTACGGCGTGTTCTTCACTGGTGAAGAACTCCAGATGATCCATACCAGTGCCCTTAGGAGCAGCAGACCAGGAAGTGAACATTTCGGGTTTCCGATTGTGCGGGATCCGTTTGCCCCGCTTGAGAGTATCCTACAGCATGGGGTGGGGGCACCGTGGCACCCCCGTAACAATCCGTCACACTAGGTTTTTGTGTATCCTGCGATACGCTACCCAAGTGATCGCCTGAACTTGCGCCGCTGAATGATAAGATCCTGCAACCTCAGAGATTAACTTAGCGGCGTCACGGTAAGCATCTTGAATCATGCTGAAAGTTTTGTCTGACATAGCAGGAACTTCTTTCAGGTTAGTTACACTGCCATTCCAAACATTGTAGGCGTGACCATCAATGCAGGGAGTGTCAGAATTGCCATCCTTTGCAATGCAATGATAGAAGGCAATTGTCTTATTTCCACGAAGAACTTTCGTGATAAGATCATCAGAACTCAGCATCAGTTCGATGATAGAAATCGCCTTATCTTTGTTTGCACTGTAGGAGCAAACTTTTACAGAATCCCAAGGGAGATCATAACAATAGGCGCGAAGCATTGCCTCAGCATCCTCTACATTTCTTTCCCACTTATTGTTAGGAGAAAGTGCAGCGATAACACCTGCCACAGTGTTAGGATGGAAACCATACTTTTCGCCCAAAGTAACACAAACCATGTAGGCGTTGTGATACCATTGGGCACCCATCTGCCGATCCAGAGTGTTGCTCTGGAAATACATTGCGATGATCGAATCGGTGTGTGCCATGGGGTTGGTTTGGCGTTGATCGAATCCTACAGCATCGCGGCACCCTGGCAACGGGTTTTGGCATCAGGAAATCTTATGGGCGGCATCAGAAATCCTTATGAGCCAGGGGTTGACTTCTAGGGGGCAGCGCCCCTACGCTAGAGGGCGGGAGGGGTGGGAAGCATACAGGTATAAAAAAACCCCGCCATCGGCGGGGTTTTGTGTTAGATTAGAACTCGACTTGCCAATCTTTATCATTGTTAAGATTGACCCAGAAGAAGTATTTTCTGTTCATTGATGCCAGAAATACTTTATCTCCTTTGTGTTGTTCTACAATACATTCATCGTTGTTCTCCATCATATTAGCAAATCGGTTTTTTGCTTTGCTAGATTTAGGAATGACGAATGCGGTGTCCATGGTATTAGAATTCGATGGGATCCAAAGTCGGTTTCATTGTATCATCAGAAGCGGTGATGGTGTCAAGAATCTGAAGGATTTCTTCACCATTACTACCTTGACGAAGCATTGAAATAAGAATCGAAGTGTTTTCCATGTTAGGTGTAAACTAGTCGAGATTTGTTAGTGTGATAAACTCGTCGAGATTAAATGTGATAACCTCGACGAGATCTGTTGCTATCAGGCAGCAACCAGTTGCTCACTGCGAATAGCAGTGTTCACAAAGCGACCCACGCTACCTTGTGCGTTAATGGTGCTGGTCAGTTCGCTAACGAATTGATCCACATTGGGCACAGCGTAGGTATACTCACGACCACCAGTGAAGGTGACGGTCACCTTACCATCTTGCACGTCGCTGATGGACTCGATGGCAGAAGAAGTGAAGTTAAACATAATAAATTCAAAAAAAGTAAGGGTTTGAGTGAAGTGTTTTGAGCGGGATGCTTCACCCCCGCTTGTGAACCTAGAATAGCATCAGTGGGATGCCGTGTCAACCTGTTGGATCGGTTCGATAACTGTCACAACCTGGTTATCTTCGTTAAGATAATTGGTGGTGATTTCATTCGGTCCAGTGATAACCTGACCGATGACATAAGCAACCAAAAGTGATTCAATCATGATCAATAATGATGGCGGGACATTACACAGTTGGGATCATTGTACCAATCAGAATCCTCATAATCTTTGTATTCAGATTCTTGGTAATCTTCCTCTGCCATGTTGGGCATCGGAATGTCATCAATCCAGAGAAGTTCGGGCATGGTTCAGTGGTGAACGATCAAATCATACCACGGCGACCCAGTTCTGCCCACACATGGGACGGTGCTGCAGCTGGCACACCAGTGGCGGTGCTGTTCTTAATCCAGACCAGTTGGCGGGTCTTGAGATCAGAGGCGGAGACGAGGGTCATGGGGTGTTCCCGTGAACTGATGTCATCATGGCACCCCAGCGGGGGATTTGCAACCCCCTGACCGATTAAAGTTTCTTATCCTTCCAGAATCTCAGGATAAGTTTCACTGATCTCTGTAATCAGTTCTTCTTCGGTGTATTCATTGAAGCATTGAACCAGCATGTCATAAGCATACTGTTCAAGAGTTTTCATGTCCATACTATCAAGAACCATTTGAGAGTAGGCATCAATCAGTTCTGCTTTGTTCATGATTCATCTCCAAAGTTGTTCATGAGGAAGTCTTCAAGTTCATCGAGTTTGCTATCACTCAATGATACAATGTACTCATCAATGATCGTAGCAAGAAGATCAGGATCTTCTCTACATTTTGCATACAAGAACTCAAAGAGTTCTGTACCTGTAGAATAGCGAAGATCAGTCATTTGAGAACGTGGCGATAATCAATGGATTTGATGCACCAACCAGACGCGGTGCTGATCTCATCTATGAGATCTTCCTCATCATCAGCATCCCAGATCTGACCAACATAAACCTCATTGAGACGTTCTTCGGTCATGATCTGATCTGATTCTGACCAATCATCCTCACAATCAAGTGAGCAATCAAATTGAATTGAAGTGATTTGATACTTCATGATTCAGAAGTGAACAAATGAATGATAAACGCGGGTGCGCGTCTCGTCGAGATTTTATGGACAGTCTGTGAACTGTCCACTAGAGGAAGAATTCCTCCAGATAATAATCTACAGTGACTTCCAGCTTTGCTGCTTCCTCTTCAATTGCAGCAGTGAATGCCTCATCAATTGACATCACTTCTTTGAGATTAAGTTCGGGTTTCATAGTTTAATCGAAAGAACGCAGACCAATTCGATCTGCAGTGCAGATGATCAGTTCACCAAGAACTTCATCATCAATTTGTCCAAGTTTGTCAACAATGATTCCACCGATGTTGGTATGAAGGAATTCCATCCATTCATCACTTTCAAACAGTTCTTCAACAACTTCTTGAACAATTGCCTTTGCAATGTTATTCATTGATTTGTTAGAGAGTGCCATCAGGATTCACCAGCGTGTGACATTGCATCCATGATCTTATCATAGAGTGCAGCAACATCGCAACCGACTTGCTCACTGCACTCATCCCAATCATCATGGAATTCGATCAGATCTGCCAGAGCAGAGAGTTCAGAGATGGTGAAGTTCATTGGAGTGGTGTGAACTGAGATCAGTATAAGGGGTGGAAGGGGGGTGGTGTGCCCCCCAGTGGACAGTTACGCTGCTGTCACATAGTTGGGGATATCCACCCGCTCAACGGGACCCCACCCGATCTTATATGCTTTCCAGTTGCCATTCAAATCGTACAAATAGGCAAACTCTTCGCCGCCCATTTTACCAGAGACAAATTGATCAAAATCAGTATGATCAACCTCTAGACTTTCACCACGCTCTGTATGATACAACGGTTGTGCATCACGAGTGTGAGAATAAGACCAACTGCCAGCATCATCTTCGATGATTTTACCATTCTCATCCCGAAGAGCAGCACTTTCCCACGTATGAGTTGTGCGAAGAGATGACATTGAACCACCGTCAATAAGATCTTGAACATCTTCGCGGTTCTGATAATGCTCTACCAGAATCTTACCGTTGTGCTCTACATAACCATCCCAGTGGCAGTAAACACTCACCACAGAATGATCAGGGAGTTCATAACCGATGCGAGAACGAGTGCCCATTGGAGTTGTGTGTCGGACCCCATTAATATTGCACAGATCCCACCCCCTGGCAACCCCCAGTGGACAGTCCAATAAACTGGCACATCATCGGTTTTTTTCCGATCTTCTGTGCTATTTTATAAGGACAACCAGCGCCCTTAGGGGAACGGCAGAGGGGTATCTGCCTGATCAACACATCGACACCGAACCTGCAAACTTTTTTATAAAAAGTATACAAAAACATAAAAAGACCTTATGTGCCCCCACCTTGACACATAAGGCCCTTCTATGTTACATTGAGGAGTTACGCCTCACCAGATATCAGAATCCAGATCCTCAATATAAGCATCGCACCTCTCACCAGATTCAAGTTTAAACATCTTCTCCCAATTAATATTGTGAGGATCAAAATCACCCAGAACGTCGAGTTCCAGTGTGACGCGATAACGATGCTTACGGGCTTGATCGTAGATAGTTGTCATGAGAACTTTGTGCGAACTGTAGTAATCTTACCCCACACTCACCGTTGTGTCAATACCTTATAAGAATGTATTGATAACGATGACTTATATATGACATAACGAGATCTTATATGATACTATATGTGGAATCGCGCACATCTCGTCGAGATTTCTGATTCTCAATAAGGATTTGTTATTGAGAATAAACGCGCACGTCTCGTCGAGATCTTATGAGTCTTGATGCACGTCTCGTCGAGATTGTCAAGCGCCCGTCTAGTCGAGATTTGTGGGAATCCTTATAATTTTTTTCGCGGGTCTTGACATTTTTTTGCGGTTGTGCTATAATGGGCGGTCTAAGATCACAAGGATCTGACACGATTATAAGGGATTCTCAACTCATTCTCAACACTATTCTCAATAAGTATTTGCAATTGAGAATCAAGAACAAAAACACACTTTTATATTTAAAAATACATTTATAAATGATTTTTAATTGATTTTATGTAATAATCACTGGAATTTGATGATTTTCAGGCAATTTATAAATCTTTTGACCTTCTATCTTATAACTCCCTGGTGGTAGTCCTAATTGACCAGGAAGTGCCTTTGTATCATTTACAGTAATATCAATCACCTGATCATTTAATGGCGTAACTTTACGATATGCTCGATTTGCAGGATTCAATGCTACCATCATTTGTGCATCCTCTAGCAATGCACATTGACACACACTCTCTCCTGTATTCAGATTCACAACAACATAATAACTCACAATTTAACCTCAACAACTTGTGATGCACACTTACCACCAAAACCAAATGAGTTATTCATTGTCCTTAGAACTTTTGATGCCTTGAAGCTACGCGGAGTCCTTATCAGTTGCTTTGATACATCATACTCTGCTTTTTGAAGATTATAACAATACGGCATCAGTTGATTCTTCATGGAGAGGATAGAGTAAATACATTCCAATACAGATGCAGCAGCAAGCGTATGACCAATCTTTGACTTTGGTGCATAAATTGGCGTATCACTCAAATACTCTTGCAATACATTATATTCTACTTCATCACCAATCGGAGTGGATGTAGCATGTGCAGAAATCACATCAATCGTATCAGGTTCAATGCCATCCAGTGCTTTATCCAGGGCAAGTTTTGCACCAATTCCATTCGTTGCAGGACTGGTCAAATCAAATGCATCACTGGCACAACCAACTGGATATAACTTAGCATGTACAGTTGACTTATATTGTTGTACTTTGTCTTTTGATTGTAAAATTAAAATACCCGCGCCTTCTCCCATCACAAACCCTTCACGGTTCTCATCAAAAGGACAATTATGATTACCCAGTGCATTAATACCAGCGAAATACTTCAGTGCCATCTCAAATACACCAGCATCCGCTCCACCCACTACAACATAATCATACTCATCCAAAATCCTCATCGCATAATCAATCGAATACATCCCAGTCGCACAACTTGCATACAGTGCCACTGATGCCCCGTGAAACTTATAGTGACTCGTAATCTGTCCTACAATCATATCAGGAATACGATTCACAATCTTGAATGGATTCACTCTCTTATTCTCTTTGAACTTCTGGAAGTTACCATCAAGGAACTCCACATCATTCGATACTGATGATACAATCACTGCAACATTGGATGAATGAGGTAGATTTGCCATCTTCAGTGCCTGCTCAGTTGCATGAAGTGCCATCTGTTGTGCCCGCGTCATGTTAGCGGTTATTTTCGGCGTAAACGCCTCGGGAAGTAGAATATCATGCAAACATGGAATACCATACTGAATCTTATGCTCTCCCATAAAATCTAACTTCTGAACAGAATTGTATTCATTAATCAGATTCAAGAAGCAATCACCAGGATTATTTCCCAGTGCATCAATCATCCCATAACCTACAACATACGCAGGATTGACCATAATCTGTACTAACCTCCAAATCCCTTGACTGGTTTCTTCTTCTCTATTCTATCAAGAACTTCTACATGTGACAACCCATCAGATTGCATCCATACCTGATACACTTCCATATAATCCTCTACAATAATACGCTCACCCTGATTGGATACAATCGCATAACGATGTTTGTCATACGGTGCATCTGATGTACCAGTGAAGTTCCTCAATTTCATTTACCTGTGTAATGGGTTAGTTTGTACTTTGGATTGTATCTTACAATATACTTCTCTGCATGTTCTTGACATTCAAACCAACATGTTCTCTTCTCATCCAAATTATCAATTCTCCATAAAAAAGAGTGCCACGGGAATAATTCCTTATCCCGTGACTTTGTAATCTTAATCGGTGTCTCTTTAATCTTCTTCATCAATCAATCGTTGTGGTCCTTGAATAACATAGTTTGCAATCATCGACAAAACAATCATAACACCGTAATAGGTTAAGAATGTCATTCTTCAATAAAACGTTGTGCCCAGAGTTTGTAGGATTTGTCACGCACACGCTTCAACAACAGTGTACGCTCGTTGTCATCAATGCTCAATTCCATTGCAGCATCCAGGAAGTGATTCAATGCAACATTAATCATTTCCTGTTCCTCTGCATTAACACAGAGATTCATTTCAGATTCAATCATTCGACTTTACAATCAGGGTGGAAGGTTTTAAGTTCAGCACAAGTGCGTTCCTTTGCATTCATTCTATCATACCCCTCAAACATCTTTTTGTCACGTTGAATGATCAGTACATTCCACCCAACAATAACAAACAGACCAAGAACAATGTAACTGATGTTTTTAGATGTCATGTTGGTCATCAGAATGGTGAATCATGTACTCAAGATCACTATGTCCCCACGGTGGCATACAATCATCAACCCAATCATCATTCATGGGACGATATTGAGTGTTGTAAGGACTGTTGAAGAAGCGACGGAAAGCAACAACAACAATAAGCAACGTCGAAGCAACACCAACCAAACCAATGTAGGTAATAGCATTGCCAGAGAAGGAATAAGTGTCAGGACTCATTGTTCAGTAAATTGCATGTGAGGTTTGTTGTCAATCATATGATCAAGAATCATACCAATCTTTTGTCGGTAAGTCTCATCATAATTCTTACTACAATGCTCATAGGCATCGTAGAGTTTGACGTAGAGATCATCCCAATACTGTTTGTTAATCATTTGATGTCACCTTCAGCAATCAGACCCATAATCTCACGGGCAGTGGCAGCAAAGTTGATGTGATCCTCAAGACCTTCAACAGAATAAATGTTGAAGAGGTCAGACTCTTTGTAAGTATCCAGAATCAGAGCACATGCATCGTACAAAGAAGCAACGTGATGTGCTCTGGATGGGAAGGAGAGTGTCATGGGGTGATCCCTTGATTACCTTGTAATTATAGAGTGCCTCAGAACTCCCGCAGAAGTTCTTGTGGCAGTTCCTCAACTGGCCACTGCTCCTCCAGGAGTGCATCCAGTTCCATGTCAGTCTCCAGATAGGAAGACAGTTGATATTCGTTGTAATCGTAATCCATGGTAAGTTCAGTCCTCAATGTTGAATCGGGTGTAACCAATAGAGTCATTGTAACTCTTGAGCAACTCTTTAAGAGTTTTACCAGTGCGGTCAAACGATTTTACAATCGTATTGTTCTTCGTGTCAAGGAAGACAATTTGACCATGCAATCCCATCGCAGATGCAATCGGATTCTTACGGAACTGTTGCATACCTTTGGCAGCAACACGACGATCAAATACCTTGATTTGACCATCTTCACCATAGGATGCCAGATACTCCTGCAGAACAGGAAGAATCTCTTCTTCAATGAACGGAATACGCTCATTCTGCTTCTGTTCTGCCTCAATGGCATCTTCAATCAGTTTTTTACCCTGACGAAACAGAATACGATCCTCACGGTCAAGATTGGACAAACCAAATGCTTTGACATAGGTGAGATTGTCCTCGTAGAAGGCAATCGCAGCGGAGTTGGACATGCAGTATTTGTTGACTACCCCCATATTATAAAGGGCACCCTAGCGAACCAGAGTGCCCAGTGTGCCAGATGTTGAGGTGTCTACTTCTTCTCTGGTTTTGCCGCTGCTGGTGCAACATAAGGAACCTTACCAGTCTCGTTGTAATTAATAATATCGTATTTGAACTTACATTCCAATGGTTTTTGATTACATAACTTCAGTGCATCATTATATGATGACTGACTGTAAAAACCACCACCAGTAATAAATCCAAGCACAGCAGTCAGAATAAAACTTGGATACAAAACAATGTCTTTCATAATCAATCCCATGATACGTTTTGAAGTAAGAACCCAGGCATCACATATGTCCATGCACCTGCTTCTTGATTACCACCAACCTTATACTCCCATTTGTACTCATATTTGTTATGACTATCCCAAGTCATATACCCCTTCTCTTTATCAAATCGACCTTTAATAGTCAGACCGTATTTGTTAGAGAAGATGTTACGAGTGCGAAGAGCACCACCAGTCTCACGGGTTTCTACAACTTTGCAAGTGTCATAATATGTTTGAAGTCCTGACTCCAATGCACAAGGAGTTTCATATACAAAAGGACGATACGTTTTTGGTTTTGGTGGTGCCGTCTGTGCAAATGCAGGCGCAGCAATCAGAATGGCAGAGATCGCAAGAAGTTGTTTAATCATGAATCTTTTTTGAGTAAATTGTGATAGTGCAATACTTCTGGGTTTTCTAAGTCCTTACACCGTGGATAGAATACACCGTCTCGATAACAAGACTTCTCTGGTTCATAATAAACCTGAGCTGGTTTAGAATAATCTCTCTCACAAATGTAAGTTCCATTCATGCACAACTGTAGTAAAGTGAATAGTGCAGAATACATTATACCACAACCCTCCAACAAACAACAGCATTACCTTTGGATGTTGAAGCAATGTGAGCAAATGCAGCGTAAGATAGATCTAGGTCCGCATGAGAATAAGGACCACGATCATTTACTCGCACAATCACTTGTTTTCCGTTATCCTGATTGGTAACACGGATCTTAGTACCCATTGGCAAATACGGATGGGCAGCAGTCCATCTATAAGCATTGAATACTTCACCGTTAGCAGTGAGATTACCATGAAATCCATCACCAATTCCATAGAAAGTTGCAATTCCACAAGCAAGACCAGCAATGATTGACATGTTTGGTGAATAAGGCATAGTCATTATAACTTCACCAGAGGTGCCTCTGTGCCCCTGTGTGCCACTTATTTTAGTGTCTACTATAGATTCTCCAGTTCTTCTGCTATTTTGAACATCTCTTGAGCAGTCTTAAGATTCATTTGCGGACATTCATCAATTAGTGTCCTGACAAATCCTGCCAATGCCTTTGTACCAATTTTATCTCTTTTATCATGAGTGGTTCTGAGCAGAATATTCATGGTTCTTAAATACTCTTGCTCTAATCTCTTTGCTCTTGTTGACATCTTAACTAACAATCGTAAATGAACGTTGATCTGGATTCTCTAAACCTATGTAGTGTGGTTTATCAAACAGAAGAGCAGCAATATCTCTTGTTTGATCATATCCATCAAGATCGATCTTAATGGCACCTAATCCAATCTCTGCAAATGCATTTCTAGTATCTTCATCATGACCTTGCATCCAATACTTAGGATAAATTGCCTTTTTAGTATTTGATAACTCAGTCCCCCACATGCCAAATGAACTATTTGCCATAATATGATAATCACACATAGACATCAAACAAAGTTCAAATGAGTAATTATAAAGATTCTTTGAAATCTTTTGCTTATATAATGGATGCAACTCTTTAGCAAGTTTCACCATCTCCTGATTCAGTTCTTCTTGTGTTGGTGTCAATGGAATAAGATTCTCATAAGCATGTTTTGCTAATGCTGCTTTATAATCAAATCTACATTCTCCAGAAGCATCAACCAACCGATCTAATTCTTGCCCAACATCACAATTAATTAATTCATTATTATTGAATACATCAAGAACAAACGTAAATCTCTCAGGATTACTAGCAGTAAGTTCATGATTATTTAAAATATAATCTTTGACATTGCAAAAGATAAGAACAGGGATGTCCTTAGGCATTAACTCCAATGCTTGCTTGTAGTAGTCATTATCAATCAAGAACATTCCCGATTTAATATCTTCAAAATCACCTCTACGAAGGTGCATTGAAATTACTTCCTGACCATCAAATTGAGACATAAACTCCTGACACTTCTCAACAATTTCTGGTCTAAAGTGAAGTTCCTCTTTAATAGACTCAAAATTATTTGGATCAACAAAATTTTTAACTGTGGGGTAACCATGCAGTTCAGTGTTATCTTGAACCATTAAAACAAGTTCTTCAAAGGAGACATCATCCAAAAATTCTACTGGAGTTAAATCAGAATCTATCTCATCTTTAATGCTATTGAATTGTAAATTTGTAAAAGTATTTCTAAGTGCCTTTAATTCATCTGTATTGATTGTATAAGTATATCCTGTCCTATTTGCAATAGAACGCATCAATACATATGAAGATATTTGATATCCTAAACCAGATCCAGTAAGAGAATATTCTTGATGATATTTAATCATATCGCACAAAATGTCCAGTGTTATTATTTAGAAATATATCTCCCAAACCCCGTTACATTTGACACCATGACCCTGTAGTGTGATTCTACGATCATTTAACGACAAATTATACGCAGGAGCAATCTGATGCTGAAGTGGTCCGATAAAATAAAACATTTTACCAGGGATGTAAGGAATCACTGTTGGTGTGCCATATGCACCGTATTCAAGAGATTTTATTGCTTTTGTGTATTCGTCATTAACTTCATAACACTTTAAAGATTCCTCATTCCAAGTGTTAAGACCAGCACCAGTCTTTGGAACATCTATACACAGAGTAAAAGACAAACAATTATCAAGATCTACCTCACTGTATTGACTCCACACTGATTGATGCTTCTCTTGTTGAAGATCTATATGAATAGTCGCACTTGGACGCTCCATGTATTCTTTTGTTGCTGCTTTAGGTTCTTGCCCTGGTTTACATCCGAAGATATGAAATCCAGGATATGCAAGAGATTCATTCAATCGACAAGGACCAATCTCATAATAAATGTGGTAAATTACATGATCATACAACCAACCAAAGAACTCTTTTAAAACGGGATTTGTTTGCATTGACATCATGGTATACATTTGAGTGTTTACCATGCAATCAATATATGTTGCAGGACCCAATGTATAAAAATCCACTGGATTCTCTTGATCTGGAGAGAATCCAGTGTTAGAACAATAAATTCCTCGCGGAATCCACCACTCTTTCAACATATCAATTCTTTTTAATGTAGAGTCAATACACTCTTGATCCAATACATCTAAGTATCCTGCGGTTATCATTCAAATTCTCCTGGTCTTTGATTCTTGATTAAAAGATTTGGTATAATGGGTTCTTCCATCCTTATTTCAACATAAACATTAGTCTCATCGTTCCAGTGTCTTATGACTCCCGCGACAATGCAAATATTAGTAATGAGATAAGTGAGGAATATAACAGTGCGTATATTAGCAATGTAGTCTGATTCTTTGTCATCATTGGATGCTTTCTCCCCTAATGCCTTCGCCCACAGTCTCCAAATCTTCATAAACAGAGTCTCTTGATGTGATGTACTTTAATTCCTTCCACTGATCTGCATAACACAAAACAAGTAATCTATCATTGGCATGAATAGAACATGCTTTATAGTTAGCACTATTCTTGGGGCGGACAGATGCCTCAATTGTGATATACTCTCTGTCCTTAAAGTAAACCCAACCTTCTACACCCTTTGTCCATTCGACATAATCGTTTACTTCTGGTTCATACATCGGTCAAATCATTGATAAACAACCAATCATCTGGTTCTTCACCGTCAACAACAAACTCACAATGAAGAGCATCTGCATCATCAATGTTATAATCATCAACCAATTGACTCATGCGATCCATGAAGAATTCCTCACAGTGAGTGATGCACCGTTCATGCATCAGATCTGACTTGATACTCATTTAAAAACTCCTGAATTTGGGTCATTTCCTTCAGGATGCATTCTAGTTTGGATTCCAGATATGTCAACCTGTGCTGCTGAGCAGCGATGAAGTCTGGGTCTTTGATCATGATCATGTGGTAAACTGCTCCACTACACAGGAATCAACATCTTCAGCGATGGCATAAACACGAGCATTCATAACATTCTCTCGCAGGTCACTATAATACTGCTCATAGAAATTACTGTCATCTTCAGCAGCGATGAGATCAAAACATTCATCATCATCCTCTGCAATTACATTCCACAATCCACCATACTCAGATGAAGGGAAGGGGATGTAGTGATCAACGATGTAAAAATACTTTTGTGCCATTGTTGTAAGTAAAGAACTCCTTAATTGTAGAAGAAAAGAATCAGTGTGTCAAGCAGCAAATGCTGCATTACACTGTTCGCACCACTCATTGTAAGCATCCAGGCAGTCGTGCTCCATGGCATCGACTTGCTCCCACGTTAGAGGAGACTCTTCCAGGGTGAGCAGCATATCGGTCCTGGGACATACCCACAGACCAGAAGCGTAGAGTTTGAGGTGGTCTTGAATGGAAGTCATGGTTGAATACCTGTTTGGTACATACTCATTATAGGGGTGGTATCACCCCTATGCGGGGTGGTAGTGTGCCAGCTAGAGACCTGTCCACACTCTACCACTGTCGCACATGAATGTGAGTAGATACTTCTCCTCATTCTCATGCGCTTCTACCTCATGTGGTTGATCAGAATAATCCATCTCCTCCACATTGATACCTCTATAAATTCTATTTCCCCTATTCAATCGCATTGTACCATCAATCCATTGCTTCACATGAATCAATTCATGCAGCAGAGTTAATGCATACAGTCTTTTATCCATATTGGACTGCAACTCAAGTAAAAAGGTGCGTGGATAGCGTTCTCCACCCATAATATCACAATATCCATATGCACCTTCTCTCTTCATACCACGATGACTCACGGTAATGTCAATCTTATGGCGAGGATAGAACTTGGTGATAAACCAGATTAAAATGTCCTCACATAGCTTTTTATGGGCACCGTACCCATTGATTTCATAGTAAAACATCAAAAATCACCTGTGCGAGACGTGTTCCCCAGTGCAAGAACCAAATAAATGATCCAACAAAGATAAGTTTATCAGTCTTTGTCATGTTTTTGTTCATCAAGGTAATTAAAGAAGGGGGAGAACAACACAAACCCTCCCCATGCAAATCCTGCTAAGATGATCAGTGCATAGATCATCGAGCGTACAGGTAACCACCTGCCCAATCACAGTTGGCAAGAACCTGATTGCGCTGCTCAATGATACGCAGATCATAGCGCACACCCTTGGCAGGAGACTTCCAGGATGCAGACTTGTAGAGTTCACCAGTCTTGCGATCCACAAACGCATGAACAGAGCGACCACCGCCACCATCAATCATAATGATCTTGTGGTACTTCTTACCACTCTCAATCACATAATCAATGTCAGTCTTACCAGACTTGAGTTCATCAATTTTACGTTGATGATACTCATGCGTGTCGGCATCAGTGCCAACAAACTTTTGATGACCACGGATAGCATAATCGCGGTAGTTGTCCTTGAGAGCATCAATCAACATGTAGCACCACTTGGTCACGTTCAGTTGGATAGTGTTGCGGGCATCCTGCTGAGCAACGTACTGTTCAAAGGTGGAAGCAGTCATGAGAGGTGTTTGTTTGAACTGAAGTCAGTATAAAGCAAAAAACCACCCCAGAGGGGGTGGTGTGGACAGTCTTCAAAGTGTCACTTGTTCATCTGAAGTGTCGGTACAGGCATACCACCTTCAGTAGGGACATAGATGGTCACGTTACCATTTTTAGCGCCATCTTCAATACCAGTGATATACAGATACTGAAGATACTCACGATTATCTTTCAGACTATCACCAATGATTTGGTTTGCTTGGGCAACACCACGGGCACGAATCACCTCTGCTTCGGCAAGTTGTTGAGCACTATCTTTCTTCGCCTGTGCTTCAAGCACTGCTACCTGACGAGTGTATTCTGCTTCTTGAAGTTGTGCTTTACCACTGAGAGTTTTAGTCCATACACCATATTGTGGAAGACCAAAAGCAAGACCAGCAATCACAATTACACCAGCAAGACCAACAGCAGCAACCGCAGGGTCAATAAATCCGTTTTGTTGTTTCATTTTGCAGATACTCCAGTGTTTTTAAAGATAAGGTTAGCAAGAAATACAATAGCAAGATTTTGCCAAATGGTTAAATGCACATTAAACCAAGACAAAATCAGTCCAAGCAGTGCTGCTTCAAAGAATAGTCCAGCGACAGCAAGGACAATTACACCAAAAGCAACACCAAGAGCAGTAGAAGTTTTCATTTTTTAAAGAGAGAATAAACTATCATTCCAATAATAACATAAAACATGAATTTGAAAATCTTCATGCATCATATCCCTGAACCTTCAGGATAGCACGACGAGCATCATATGCTTGAGTCTCAGATGCAAACTCTGCTATCTTCTGATAGGTATCACGATGATACAGTCCCCAACGACTGCTGCCAATGATGCCACGAATCACATAAGGATTGTCAAGACCCAGAGGATAGGGTTTCATGGTTGTCTTCTGAAGGACTCTGTAAGTCTACAGCAGAATCAGGAACATCAACCGTACCAGGTGGACACTCTCCAGACTGTCCCAACTGCTCTTTACAGTAGGTCATAATAGCATCAATAAAATCCTGCTCAGTCCATGTGTTAAACATAGACTCTTCTGGATCATTCTCATCCCATGAGATAGTGAATGATCCATCTTGTTCTTCTTTAACATCAATTGCCATAATCGTCATCCCATGGTGCTTTACGTTCTAATACTCTACGAACCTTTGCAGTTCTTTCTGGATCTGGTGGTGCATTGATCGCTGCAACCAGAGCATCATATTGTTCTTTAGTCACATACATCTTGGTAGGTTTCATTCCAAGATGTCTAATACACTTACGTTCCCATCTCCATTCTTTATACTTATACCATAATTTTAAAATAACTCTTTTAATCACAGTAAAAATATCTCAATTAGTTTTACTAATTCAATAACAGCAAAGAAGCTGCGTATTGTCATCATGTCCCACATTTTAACCTTATAAAAATAGGGAAAAGATAGCAAATTACCAAATAATCTAAAGTAGATTCCAAATTGAACACTGTTAAACAAAATAACAGCATATCCAAAGATAAAAAACGTATTTCCAACAATACGCAACCAACTTAATCGTGGATATTGTGGATGTATGAATTTATCAGTATTACTCATTGTTCCTTGACCACACAAGAAGAAGTGCATTTAAGATCACCAGAAGATCCAGAGACAGTAGAAGTGTGTTGAGGTGTCTTCTCTGGTGTTAGATTATAGGACACCATTGCAGAAATGAAAAACGCAAGTGCTGGAATTGCAACATACTGTAAATAGGTTTTACTGCTCATGGCGTCTCATCACTCCAATAGTATTTCAGTTTATCACCATCCGCAGAAATGTTCAAGTGATAGATTTTACCATCATCACCATACACACCAATCCAAAGTGTACGTTCGTTCATACTTTCAAGATGAAACATGTTAATATACTTCAACACAATTTCATCTGGGTTTTCTGTAAATCTACTCATTTCAGAATCTCATCAACATCAGGGCGATAAAAATCCATTGGTTTGTTCTTACCAAGCAGTTGTAGCACATATCCCTCAAAATCAGTAGAGTCTGATTCGTAGATGCAATGCCCGTGATTGTTGTCACTCTCAGTATAGTTGCCAAGGTAATCAGCAAACGTAAGGAATACTGCCATAGCACGAGCTTTGTCATGCTCTGTGAGTGTTTTATGTGGATGTGCAATAATACACATAATTACGTTGAATAGCTCAGCGGGAGTATAGGAGAATGCTGGTGCTTCTTCATTTAGTTTCAGTGGATTGCTCATTTCAAACTTCTCCATATGCCTCTAAAATAGCACGGGCAACTGCAATTGCCAAGTCTTTTTGACTGATACTCATATCCTCACGAGCACCACCTTCACAAGAAGTAATGAAGATGCCAGCATTATCTACTGTGAGTTCTACACGATGAGTTTTGTTTTCTGCTTCATCGTGAATTTCAAAGACATCAATCTTACTACGAAGCACATCTGTACCAGGAAGTTTAGTGTAGAAGCTAGACATTAGAGTTCTGTGTGTACAAGTGTATTATAGAGAATCCAGATCGGTTCTGGTGTGTCCTTGTGACGGTTGTTTAAGTGTCCCCAAACTCCTCAATACCTTACGAAGAAACTGTATAGAACCATAAAACTCTTCACCATCTTGACCACCAATCACAATCCAATCAATTTCTTCCAGAGCAAGTTGAATCTTTTGATCTCTGGTGAGGTCTTCAAAATCTTTTTCAGCAAATTCCTTTCTTTCAATCGCAGCAAGGTGTTGGAATGCCTCTTTGTTTTCTTCCATAATGTTCTTAGCAATATCTAGAACTTTCTTTTCTTTTTGATCTTTAAAATACTCATCAATTGCTTCTTTCTTTACCGAATATGGGTCAATCGTTGACATAGTTCCTTGTAATGAATTTAAGAATTGTTCGTTTTCTTTCTCACGACGTTCTGCTTCTTCAAACATTGCATCGGGATAGGGTTCTTGGTTCATCATGAGTTGTTTGATCTTTTGTTTGCCGTATTCCGTGAGTTGTTGTTTATTGGTGCGGAGTTGTTGGATTTCTTCTGGTGTGAGATCCACCCAGGGCATATCATCAGTCGATGTCATCGTAACGTCCTCCCGTGCGATACCATTCTAAGTTGCGTGGTTTAAATTGTAAGAAACTAAAAAGAATCTCAAAATGTCTGATACGAATGGAGAATCCAAACAAATCACTAGGTCCAATACCAAATAGAATAGTTGGAAACCATTCAGTTGCAGGATAGTCATCCCACTGAATAGTGCAATCAATCAATGCAAACTTAGGATAGTTTGAGAGCACTTGGAAATACCATTCATGCCCAAAATCATTGTAATAGACGTAATCAAGTAATTTCATGGCTGCCATGCATAAGATTTAAGGAGTTCATTGTCCTTTTCCAGTTGCTCTATTCTATCACACAATTCTGTGATAATACCAATCAGACAATCATAATCAATTGTTTCGCTGTCGTATCCATTCTCCATGTCATAGTAACAGGAGTGTACAATCTCTTGTTTGAAGTTTCTTTCAGTCATCGTAAGTTCCCCTTGATCGTTCTAATACACTCATTCCACTTATAACTGTTAGTATCGTGTTCTTTCGGCAACCATGCTTCAATCTGATCAACAAGGTCAGTAATAATAGGATCTTTGTCTTGTGTTTCTGCGTCTCCCCACCAACGAACAATAATGTCTGTGAGAGTTTGTTTATCTTCAGTCATTTACCATCACTCCAAGGATACTCATAATCTACTTCAATACATTCTAAAAGTGTGCGAGCAAAGGTAATCTCACCATAATCAGAACCATCTTCAAAAATATCCCAACTATGGTGTGGATATTCATAATCTGGATTTAGATTATAACAAGTTGGTTGTTCTGCGTAATTTTTGAGAACTTTGATAAGATGTGCGAATTTTTCGGTGTCAGTCATTGTCCTCCTGTTGCTTCAAAACATCCTTGGTCGTAACCTTCCTCATACATTAGTTGGGCAAACTTTAAGAGTTCTTCGTCAAGACAAAACCAACTTCCATCATCTTCATCAAGACTAAACCCAACCTTTATAGCAAGTTTTAGGATTTCTTTATCAGTCATTCTTCACCCAAGTACAAGCAAAACAAATCCTCGACATAAATCTCACAAACCTATTAGGTACTTTTCCTTCTACTGGAGTATAAGCAATACCATTACCAGGAGAACCACCAAACAGATAACAAGTCCAGTTAGATAGCTTTGGTATGGTGAGTTGATAGTCAGGGAATTTAGTTTCGTACCAATCAAACACACCATCCTCTTTTGCTTGTTTCATAGCATCTTTCAATCCCTGTTCCACTTGTTCTGGTGTTTGTGGTTCTGGTTTCCATTCAGTCATAAGTCATAAGGTTGTTGAGGGTCTTTAGTCCATAATTTAGAATACACTAACCATTTCTCTTGTTTATTATCCAATTCAGCAGTCCAGTGATACCCATTCTCATCAATAGCATCCAAATAATGAATACCTTTGCGGTCATCAATCACACGGGTGATAGTTACAAACTTTACTTTTTCGACCATAATCAATTACCGTTAATGATGTTCCAAAACTGTTTAGAGTTAGCACCAGGAAGATGTGGTAGTTTCTTCTCCCAGTATCCTGTGATGTGATAATACCATGATTTTAGCACATATGGGAGTTTCATTGATACTTGTTCTCTACTTCTTTCACACACAATAGGAAGCTATCATCTCCATGATCACCAGAATACAGATAATCAATATGCCTCATAATCTCAGCCATCTTACGCAGTTTAGGTATCTGATCCTCAAGGTAATCAATCACATCAGGGTCAAAGTTATACTTGTCACCATATTCATCTACTTTATTATTATTAACAATTGCTAATTCCAACTCATCAGCAAACTGTGCTACCTTGTAGTAATCGTAACCACAATCACCAAAATGTCCGCCGCTCATTGTTGTGCCTCAATAATGGATTTGATTTGTAAGAGATCTTCTAAACGTTCTTTGTGTTCATCATACTCCTCACAAAAGTCATCAAAACGCTCCTGGTGTCCTTCATCAATAAAGTTTGTTTCTTCACGGATTTCCCATTCAACATCAGACAACCGTGCTCGGGTATCATCAATGAAGTATTCTAGCGTATCAATCAGCGACATCATTCACATCCTCAAACCATGTATCAAGAGAGTTAAAGATCTCAGTCACAATACTATCAGTGATAGAATCAATGTGTGGTTCTGGATTGTGCTTAAATGCACGATTGTAACCGAACCGAACACCTTCCTCAATTGCCATTTCAAGTACAGCTCTAAATTTTGGTCTCATCATTTTGCAGACTTCTCCTGTTCAATCTCTTTTTTAAGTTTACGGATGCCAGTAATGAAGTAAGCAAAATCTCTTGTCTCTGTGATAGGTTTGGTCTCACCACACACATCACAGGTTGATTCATAAACAGAAGAGCAACCTACAGAATAAACACCATAGGTTCGTCCACAATCCATACAGGTTTTGTAGGCAGTTTCAAGTTTCTTGAGAAGTGCTCTCTTTTCTTTAAGAGTCATTTTAAGGAATTGCGAGTGGATTGGAACTCTTCTACATGCTGTAGAATACGATGTGCTGTCTCCTGGACAATCTCTCGGGTATTCTCATGGTCCCAGTCAGAGACTTCTGTCCAGACATAATAAATCTCATCAGTGATGGAATCAATCAGTTTGTCGTAATGGGTCATGTCCAAGTCCCACGGGGGGAGTTCGATCTACAAGGTAATCATACAGCAGATCTGCAAACCCATAGTGAGGACGTGTGCCAGTTTCCAAACTGGACGACGTGGCAACCGTCCACATAATATCAAGTTCTTTTTTATCAGGCAGTTTTTTCATCTAACTTCTCCAAATGTTCAAAATTCCAAGTGCGTGTGAGAATATCAATATCAATTCCAAATTTGTAAACCCAAAACATAAAACCAAAAAGTCCATTAGCACCAGAAGTAATCTGAAAATAAGGCCATCCAGGAGTATCATTCCAACTAACTGATACTTGAATTAAAGAATAATTCTTTATGAATTTAGGAAAATGTCTTCCAGTATTTAAGATTTGTACATACCAATCATGTCCAAAATCTACTCTATGATTGAATTTAATTAAGGTCATCGTGTAACTCCACTCCATCTGTAAGATCTTTCATTCGATCAAAAAAATCTTCTGATATAGGAATAGTTTCTACTTTACCAGTTTCTATATCGTCTACCATTTGAAGCAATTCCTCTAGGAATTCCTTAGGATAAACATCATCTTCATTCAGTGATGCCCAGAACCATTCAATACATTCTGTTTCTGGATCATCCTCTTTAAGAAGAGCATATCCTTTGTAGTTGTTTGACATGAGATCACGCCAAATCCAGAATGTCATCTTAATTGATTGCCAACCAGTCATCCAACAATGACCCACCCAATATTCCCACCAATTTAAAGTGGTCTTACGCTTATCAGTCCCCAGTATACTATTGGTAAGCATTTAATATCCCCTTGCTCGCTTAAAACGTTCCGTTTCTGGAATCACCTCATCAATAATACCATGCCTGAAGAATATTTGACAACTTGGCCAAGGCGAATATTTGCAATCCCACACAGCAGGATAAACCTCAACCACGCCATAATGATAGACTGGGCGCACTTTACCATGATTACCATTTGGAACCCATTTGTAATTTAAAAATAATCTTACAGGGTCATATCCATCATCACCCTCTTCAATGATTACAAAATCAGCAGTTCCACCTTCATCAATTTCAAATAACCTTCCCTTTGGATCAATCCAATAATGACTCATTACACAATCCAAATCCTTGGTTTGTAATTCCTTTTGATACCCTGGACCTAGATCGTAAGAACTTTTAATAGTGTCAAACATTCCCATGATTACTCTCCTATTTTTGGATCCTCATTCAAGTAATAACCTCTCCAGTCTGCTACTCTAATACACTCATCAATATCCCATGCTAGTTTTTTATTTGCAGTTGTAGAGTTGCGTGGTTTATAAACAATGCCAGTTTTCATGTCAACAAAACAATGAGTCTTAGGAACATCAGTATCTGTTAATTGTAATATACGATAGTACTTTCTATTATCATCATCTATAACAAAAGATCCAATGTCTATGTTATTATCAAGTTCTCTTCTCTTATATTTGATTTCTAGCGTCTCTCCACCCTCTGCTTCCATTTTACTTAAAATGTAGCGAGTCTCTCTGAAGTAATCTTCAGTCAATCTAAGGCAAAGCAGACCAGTTTTAAGAAGAATCATACGTTCTACACGTTCCTTCTCTTCCAGTCTGCTTTTATAATCTACCTCAATATCTTCTTTTGTCTTTATACCTTTTTTGTATAATTCAAGTAAATCAGAATCCATTTTGCCTGCAATAAGATATATTATCTATATCTTTATGCACCCATCTCACGCATACTGCGAACAAGATATTCAGTAAATTGCTCCATTTTTTCTGGATGAACAGTCGCTGGATTGGTGTTAATTGCATTTCTAAGAGCATTCATCTCTTGCCATTCGGCATCAGTGAGTTTAGTATCCTTCTTAGAAGAAAATGTCATGCTGGGTTGCTCCCGTAACGTGTCAGCATATTCTAACAATATTTAACCATAAAGTGCGATTCCTTAATCTTGTCTTCAGGGTGTTGTAACAAAACTTTACGATCCGAACGGACCCCAAGTTCCTTTATCTCCCTCCATCCTCTGCTCCAGTTTGTCCAAAAGACCATCAAAGCTCATGATATGATCAATATCCACAATCAACTTTGAGATTGCGTTACAAACCACGGGACGTTCCTGACGAGCAGCATAGGACAAAGCGTTACGGAGAGAAGACTCCGCTTCCTTCAAACTTGTTTCAACAGATTGAGACAGTGCCATTGAATAAAATAACAACTATTGATAATATACCAGCAAGTCAGTTCTATGTCAAGTAAACCAAGTAACGATTGAGTATCGTGTTCCATTGATAACAGGCATAACCTCATGAGGATACATGAAGTTAGATGGAAATACAATGACAGATCCTGGTCTTGTTCTTATTTGCATCTCTCTGTCAAAGAATGCAAATTCACCTCCAATATAATCGTCGTTTAAATTAAACGACATAGAGACTGTTCTTGGTTGTGTTTTAAAACTATCAGTATGTTGAATGTAATATCCACCTTCTTGATATCTCAAAAGATCATATCCACTATCAGATTGCAAAAAACACTCTGGAAAATCTGCAATATATTTTTTTGCAGCAACAGCAGATTTGTTAAAGAGAATATCATCTATCCTCCTCCGCACATCTTGATTCACATCAATCACATGTCCTAGAGATATGTTAATAATGTCACAATTCCTAACAGATGTATTTTGATTACCATTAACACCTATCTCAGATGTTCTCCATTCTGATGCATTCTCATATTCAGATATGATAAGATCACATTCTTCTTTTGTAAGAACATCATCATAGATTTTGATGTAATTTGCAACAGAGTTTAAACTTTTTGCCACAGTAACTTTATTCTCACTTGGTTTAATTAAGTCATCAGTTATTCTATGATCTTTATCAAAGTAACTATTAAAATAAGGTCCGCGACTTCTTACATAATGTAAGAACACCTGATTGCAATATGTTCCTTTGAATGGTTCTCTCCAGTGGAGACCTTCCATACCCAAATAAAGCATAGCATCACCTGGATTTAAAACTACCTCTTTTTTTATCTTTTTAGGAGTTTCAATCCATATCGACCATGGTTCATCACAATCTAAATTGAGAGTCAAAGATATCTCACACTGACATTTATCAACATGGGGTTTTAAATCATTACCATGTTGATATATTCTGGCGTAAGAATACGTTGGTATTACAGTCTCTCCAATTAGTTGGGAAACTATATTTGTTTTTTCACATAACAACTCTACAAAAGAGACGTAATCATATTTACTTTTACATCCAGATACTTGAGGATCGTCTTTTAGATCATAAGTATCTGCGTATTGTTTAAAATCTTCTGCTAATTGTTTTGCTTCTTCTGATAATATAAAGTTGGGAACAACCAAATAGTTGTCTTCAAATAATTTAGAGATCATTTAGTAGGGAAATCCTCCTCACTTTCAACTTCTTCAATCAATTCTTCAATTTCATTTACAACTTGTTCAGTTGGATCTTCCTCAAACAATAGTTCAAGATTGAACTCACTATCCAATACACTTAAATCAATATTATTAAAATCTTTAATAACATTTTGATTACCCAAATCTGGATCACTTAACATTGCCTGTTCAGATATTGTGCTATCATCAAAGAATGATTCATCAATAGAATCATCAAACAGTGATGGATCAACATTACCATCAAAGATGGTCAGGTTATCATATCCTGCTTCAACTTGGAATGCATTCTTACTCTCCTCAATGTTGTCCTGCATTACACCAGCAGAATAGAAAAGGTTCTCATGAGACTCTGCAACCCGTTGATGTACTTTTTGCATCTGAACATCATGGTCTTCCTTGATAGCTTCAATCGTCTTCTCGTGACGTTGTTGCATCTTCTCCATTTGTTCTTCTAGTTCTCTCATGGCATCTTGCCATGAAATTGCCTTCTTGGCATCTTCCTCTTCCTTCTGCCTCTTAATATTCATTTGACGCTCATATTCAGCATCAAAATGATTTACATACTTTTCAACATCAGCACGGGTACATGGAGTGTTTGGAACAGGAGAATCGTACTCAATCCAACCATCACCATCATCAGTTCCATTATCTTTCCATTGAATAGCCCAAAGGTGTTCTATATCCGCAAAAGGCCAGTTATCTTCTTCAAAGAAGATACCCGTACCATCAATACCAATATATCTGTCTTGTTCAATCAATGTAAACTTTTTCATTCTTCTGTTACCTCTTTAACATTAGCAGTTAAAACTTTATTCTCTCTTACATGTTGTAACATTTGAGCAGCAGCAGATAATACATTGATATTGCTTTCATTCGCTTTTGCCATTTCGTTTCTAAACGATTCAACCGCTGCACCAGTTGAACGTTGTTGCTGAGAATTCTCAATCATCAACATTGGTAACCAATTAATTGCACATGACCATTCATCCACAGGTTCGCCAGTATTTGGATTGGTTCCTCTTATTTGAGTGTACCAAGAACATTCAAGTCCTTTACAATCAGATTGAATTAAGGGACAAAAGTTTCCAGGTTTAATTTGAGCCATGATTAAGTCAAAGTAGTAATTGTATTATAACATATTTAGTTTAATGAGCAAATTATGCAATCAATATATTGAACAGATAAATCTAACCCAAAAGTTCTTGTTTCATTCATAGTTGCGGATCCACTAAAGGGGTGCGTATGAGATCCACCTCCAGTATTTTCTATCATCCCGCCTGTAGGAGTACTACCGAACGTGAGTATACTTCCACCAAAACTAAAAGGTGTTGCACCAGATCCTCCTGGGGTTCCAGTAAGTCCAGTATGTACGTGATCTGGCAATTGAGATAGTGCTAATGTTGTATTTCCAACATTTTGTCCAGTTCCAGGAACAACTTGAATTGGAAACGTGTCGTTTACGGTAACTGATAAATTACCACTTCCAGTTGATAATACTGTGGTAAAATTAGTAGTTCCTCCAGAACCACCACCAGTTCCAGATACAACACGCAATGCTTTATTGTTTTGAGTAGCAACTCTGGTCCATCCTGTTGGTGCTGATGCCTGATAAAAAACTTTAACAGTTCCAGCAGGATATAACCAATAAAAACTATTAATAGAATTTGCAGTATCTGCAATATCAAATAAAACGCCAGTAGAAGTTAATCTTGCCATATCAATCAAAAGAGCAGAGAATAACGTCGATATACTGAATTCTTAAATCAACTGATCCACTACCAGTGGCAGTAAAATTTATATTACCACTAAATGGATGATTATGTGCTCCTCCAGTTCCACCAGGAGATACAACACCACCAGTATTATTTGTTCCACTAACTAAGAAGTTTGATCCACCACTAGAAGCAGAAGCAGTTCCTCCAGTTAAAGAATTATGTGTGTGATTTGGTATTTGGGATGTAGTTAATGTTGTGTCACCAACCGTTCCGCTTACGGGAACTGTGGCACTAAAACTTACACTAACAGGGGAGGTACTACTAGGAAAAACTGTAGTAAAAGGCAATCCTCCAGCACCAGATACTCCACCAAAACCAAAATCACCACCAGTTCCAGATACAACTCTCAATGCTTTATCATTATGTGTGGTGACTTTTGTCCATCCAGTAGGTGCTGATGATTGGAAAAATACCGATACTGTTCCTTGTGCCAAAACTCCATACTTTGAATTTAATGAAGTTCCGTCGTCAAAGGTTACACCAGTAGCGGTTAATGTTGCTGCCATCTTACAATAATATTTCTTTTATTTACTTATTTATCCTTTATCCAAAATCCATCTGCGGTCATTGTCCAACCTTCCGCAACCATCTCATCATAAGTCATAGGAGGAAGTTTTTTCATAATAAAAGACCCATCACCATTATCAACCCATTCAACATTATCTCCTTCTTTTAGATTAGCAGCATCAAGTAAATCATCAGGAAGACTAATAAAATATTCTTCATGAACCTTTTCAACTTCCAAGGTCCAGGTCTTTTTAGGTTCAAGTGCTTGATTAAACTCTCTTTCTCTAATCGTCTCCCCTTTGTCAGGAGATTCATAAATTTTTGTCATGATTACTTGTAAATAAAAGGATCTTCTTTACTTAATTGTTTAGCCAATTTTTTGCTTTTTTGATTCTCAAGATATTCAAAAAATAAATTGAATAACTTGTTAATATATTTAATCATAACCTAAAGGTATTGTAAATCTTTTGTGCGATCAATTTGTTGGATTTAAAACCTGGGTGACTTAGATCTCTCGCATGATCGTCTGGTATAGGTTTATGCAAATCACACCCTGTTAATTTTGACGTAGTTGGAAAACAAGAGAATTCGTAATATTTGCATTTATCTATCCACAAATTCCTAATTAACTCAACATTAATCATATTGTATGGTATCAAATGATCAACCGCTTTATTATTGGGAGAATCTTCATAACCAAGTTTTAATTGAACATAGTTTCTTTGATATAAGAGATATCTTGTCATTCCAGTCATTGCATAGATAACCGCCTTCGGTGGTCCATATTTTTTATACAGCATCAAAGAATTATGTAATGCAAATTGTATAGATGATCCACCCATTCCCATGTTAATTACAGGAACATTGTATAATGATTCTAAAAAAAATGGTATGGTGTGAGAGTCATCTACTCCTGTTCCAAATATGTATGAGCACCCAAAAATAACAATAGAATTTGACCAATCAATATCTTTAAATTCTTTAGTCCTATATCCGTGAGAGTTTAATGTATACTTAACTTTATGGTTTCTATAATACCAATCAGAGGATTGTGTTTTTAAATTTGATTGATAAGTCTCACAATCATCGGATCCAAAAAAATCCCAAGATCCAAATATATCAAATAAATCTATCTTTAATGGTTCCCCTGCATTTTGAACGGTGATATTTGGAAGAGGAATAAAATCATTATTATTAATTGAGTTTAATATATTTGGATTAACCTTCACTGATCCTTAGCGTACTGTTTTTTTACCTTTTTAAGTTCTTTAAGTTCTGCTTTAATTTCTTTGTATGCAGAGACTGCATCAATCTTCCCGCCCATCTCAAGGGCACAAAGAATATCAACTCTTGTGCCAAAATGAGCTAATGCTTTTTCAAAATCATCCAATTCGTACATTACTTGTCTCCCAATGAATACTGATTCATATTATATATTGGTGGACAATGTGTGTCGATTTGTGCCTGAAGTCTGTTTTCAACTTCATAAAGAGCATTTGTTGTCTCCACATTTTCCCTCTCAAGTCTTTCCACTCTTGCTTCTAAAGACTGAATCAAGTCAAGCAAACTAAATCTACTCCCAACATATGAGTCTGCACAGTCCACAATAACTTTCTTCTCTTTGTTTGATGCGAAAAACCAATCAACAAATCTTTTAATCATCATAATACACCTACAGATTTTAAATAACGACGATATGCGGCAAATCTACCTAAAGATGGTTGCCCCACAACATTTAATTGATGACATATCTCACAGTACATCAACCACTCATACCAAGGAGTAGTTGGATCTAAAACATGATATGGATAATCACTTGTAGATGTATGGGTCATGATTTTTATCTCTAATCTTTTGCATGTAATTCCTAATCCAAAGAGTATATCTAAAGAACAAATCCCTAACCTTCTTTCTCATAGTTTCCCCCCTACATTGCCATCATACGTTTTGGTTTCAGGCCAACCTTCCTGCCGTCCTTTAAGATAAAAACGGGTTCCTGATATACATTGGTCTTCAGTGAGAGCCGTGATAAGTCCGTTACCATCTTTGTCTGTGGAGTACCAGAGTCCATACTTTTTTTGGTCTACATAAAAACAATCGTCAATTAATTTTGGTTCTTGCATTTGATCACTTCTTCACTGGTTTCGGTTTGAGAACTTGATTCTCATTAACTTCTTTAACTGTGTTGTGAAGTAGTTTTAATGCCTCAATGGTCTCTGGAGTTTCTTCCCAAGTCCACTCATTAGCATTTTTATCAGAAAAAGTTCGGATTGCCATGTCCTTTATAGCATCTGTTGTTATGATACCACAGAATTACCCAATCCGCAACCCAGAAATTACTTTTTCTGCGGCAAGTTGATTTGTCTTCTCTCCTGGATGTGCGGCATAATATCCAGACTTTTGCTTCCTCATGTCTCTGGCAAAATCAATTTGATTTACAAAAGTGCATTGTAAAATCTGAGCAGTGTTTTGGTATAAACTTAACTCAAAATAATTAGTTCTATTTTTCCACATTTCTCTAAATGATATAACATTTAACTTCAATTGCATCATTGCATTATCTTTATTTTCATTCCAGTAATATCCTATTTTAAATTTATCATAATTCCAATTACCACAGTTCATAACTCTATCATCCGTGTAATATGGTAACCTATATGGGGAAGTCCATAAACTTACAACCGCTTTTGGTGTCGGATATGATTCACTCAATAATGCAGAATTATGAAGAGTATATAATGAGGATGATCCTGGAGCTCCCAAATTAATTACAGGAATGTTAAGTGCTTCTTGTATTTTATGCGATATCGTATCTTCCTCAGGTAACCCAACACCAAAAACGGAGGAATCTCCAAAAACTACAATTGATTTTGCCCAGTTAATTTTATCAAATTCTTTTGTTCGATATCCAGCACTATTAATATTATATTCAAATGTTTTTGTTCTATATCTCCAATCTTCTGGAAGTTCTTTTAAATTTTTTTGATATAACTCTTCACTATCTTGATCAAACCACTTGTGAACTCCGACGAGTAATTCTTTATTTGGAAGCAGTAGTTTATTATCAATTCTTTCAGTTAATTTTAATATTGTCATGAAAATATTGGAATATTATGAAGTCTAGACCATTTATCACAATCAATCTCGTCATTTAAAATAGGTTGTCCTTTAATATTTAAACTAGTATTTAAAAGCATTGGATGACCAGTTTTTGCCTTCCATTGATATAAAAGATTATAAAGTCGAGGAGCATCACTCTTTTTAACGGTTTGCAATCGACTCGTTCCATCAACATGCACAATTCCAGGAAACTTCTCTGGATACTTACACCTAACAGCATGTTGCATAAAGGGACTCTCTACCAAGTCATGATGCATATCAAAATAAGTGTTAGCAAATTCTATAGGAACAACTGGAGAAAATGGTCGATATGATTCTCTATTTTTTATTTTGTTGACTTTATCTTTTATATCTGGATCAGTTGGGTCTGCGATGAGACTTCTTGCACCTAATGCTCTTGGTCCAAACTCTGCTCTACCTCTTGCAAGACCACAAACTTTATGTTCTTGAAGATAATTTACTATTTGTGCATTTGTATGTTTATGTGGCAAATAATATCCAAGATATGGGGTAAATTTTATATGCTTCTTTTTATGTGCCAATACAGCACCAATCGCAGACCCACTATCTCCTGGTGCAGGCATGATCCAAACATTCTTAAAATAATTGTAAGTATGCTTATTTGCAACACAGTTTAGAGCACATCCACCCATTAAGACAAGATTATTTGTCTGCACTAATTTTTTAGCAAGTCTCAGCGCATTATTGAACAATATCTCATACACTTCTTGTGTAGCTGCTGCAATATCTTCATTTGATTCCTCAGGTCTCCAATCTTTGCATCCTCGATGTAGATTAACCTTACATTTAAAATCTTCAGTTATAAAGTCATCAAAAATAGCGTCTTTTAATTTATGTTTATCCCCTAAAGCGGACAATGCCATTAAAATATATTCTTCCTCATTCGGTTTTAATCCACATCGCTGAGTCATTGCAGAATACAACAATCCCACACTATTTGGATACTTCAATTGATATTTTAACTTTAAATCTTTACCAGATGCTTCCCAGATTGTAAGTGTCTGGAACTCTCCTATTGCATCTATTACTAAAATGGCAGCATGTTTGAATTTACTAGTAAAGTACCCTCCGCAAGCATGGGTGTAATGATGACCAAAAAATTTGTGCTTACATTCATAATATCTTTCAAAGTTATTAATAAATGGTCCTTGCCCAGCATAAATTTGCCGCATCCTTTTCTTCAAAGGATTCTCATACCAACAAATTAATTCTGGTTTTCCATATCTTAGTGCATATTTCAGCATTGATTCTGAGATATATGCATCATTCTTGATTTTACTAAAACGTTCACTCTCACTGGCGAATACCAATTCGTCTTTTACAAACACCGACATAGCGGCGTTATGACTGTTAGATGATATTCCCCAGGTGATCATATTTTTTCTCCCAATAACTTACTGGTAGTGTTGGATCTTCTTTAACAAAATTCTTAACCTTATTTGCGGGACACATTGAACAATATGATTCGTCCTCTCTACCCAAAAACTCTTCTAATTCATCATCCGTGCAATTTACATCTAAAGGAGTATATTTGAGATATGGTTCCCACCTATCACTAAGGTTGTATTTTTCAGATTGCATCGGTAAATATGCCAATGCAGGACACTTCCAAAGTTTATTCTCATGCAATTGGATAGCATGTTTAGAGATGCAATTTTCCCAACTCTTACGAGGATTGTTATCTTCGTAAGGAGTTATATTTGAACCAAACCCTTTATATTGAGGAGTCCAATGCTCATTAGTATAATCCCAAAATTCAACATGAACTCCAAGGTCATGCTTCCACTGTTTAGCAAGATTATATCCAGTTTTAAACTTTTTTACGTAATCTTTATGAGTTGTACTGTGAATTGATATTGCAAGGTTAGTTTGAGTCGCAATTAGTGCTTTTGGTAACTTTGGATGTAAGTGTAAAAAACTAGCATTTGAAACCAAATCAATTTGAGTATATGGATCAGGATATATCATCCTCACCAAATATACAATATCAACCAATTCTTTGTTAAGAGTTGGTTCACCGCCAAGTATAACAAATGTTTTGGGTCTGACTCTCTGACCCCAAATATATAGCCATTCTTTTGCGGTTTCTAGATTTAGTGTTCCAGAATGCCCATGGTTAGAATAATGTGAGCACCCTTCACATGAAAAATTACAGGCATGGGTAACATGCAATTCTATTTGTTTGGTATCAAACTGCTTCATTCATCAATATAACCAGTCTGAGTTAACATTTCCACTGCTTCATCAAAAGATTTATAAAGAATCTGTAGGCAAATTGCTTTACGATCAGGAAGTCCAGATTCCATAGGATAAACCGAATGTGGTTTAGATACATCAAGAAGATAAGCATCTCCAGGATGTGCCATAAATCTTACAGATTTTTTTAGGTGTCCTTCATGGAAAATTGCACCATCTGTTTGATTTGCAATCTTAGTTGTAGATACATCTTCTTTTGGATAATAAAACTGAGTTACACACCTATCAGTTTTGATATAAAAATTGATAATTGCTTCAATATTACTATCAGTATGCGGGGGAATCTTATAATTTAATTCCATTAAAGATAGTGTACAGTTATCTCTATAAGATTCTGGAATCACCTCAAGAAGATTGCTTTCATCCTTAGTATTGATATATGAATATTTAATTCCAGCAAATCCATATGGAGTATCCATTCCATACTCAATCTTTCTACCAGTTTTAAGATAAGAACCTACAAAAAATTGTCTATTTAATTTACGAAAAAACATTTAAAATCTCCTAATCAGCGTAAGAATATTCTCTCCATTCAGGTACGTTACAGTTTGCCAAATCAAATGCAACTTTATTCCAAGGTGCTCGTGGTTGACGAATTAATCTCATATTAGTATGTTCCAATAACCTATTTCCCTTCTTAGTATTGCAGGTAGAACATGCAACAACTAAATTTTCCCAAGTATCTTCGCCACCTTTACTACGTGGAAGAACATGATCTATAGTCAACCGAGTAGTTGATCCACAATATTGGCAGGTATTACGATCCCTTTTGTAAATCATTGATCTTGATGGACGACACCTAGCAGCATAATTAACTGGAACTTTAATGTAACTGAGCAATCTAATTACTCTCTCGGATATGACCTGAACTTTCTCCTTTAAAACTAAAATAACTGCTCTCTTCCAATTAGTAAAATTGATTGGTTCATAACTTGAGTTGAGAACAAGAATGGTCTGGTTCGGTTTAATCTTTAAATGTTCCATACTTAGTCATAAACATTTTGCTCTTGCTGTATTCTGTCTAAGTGATGATAAATTGTCTCCTTAGAGTATTGAAATTCTTCAAACCTTCTTGGGTTAAACTTTTCCATCTTATGAAGCATATTGATCCAATCATATCGTTTGTCAACAACCCATCCATAACGACGTTCGTCGTGCATAGTATCAAAAATAGAGTGCATCAGAACCAATACTAATTATATCACCTCATCATTCTATCCGATAACCCCAAATTATGCAATATCTCATTGATGGTTCCCATACAATCCTTGTTAATCTCCATCGCCTCAGACTTTTTTCTTTCCCATCTAATCTCAGGTATGATTGTGGGATGTTTTTTTAACCACAAATAATCATCCTCAGTTAACTCAGATATTCTCCCCTTATTAATTTTGACCAAAATACTTGCGTATTGTGTTCTATCTGCTGCGTTCATATGCTTTTAATTTTGATGGATGCATAAAGTCAACCACAATAACACAACGATAATACTTTTGTGCAACTACTGGTGGTGGCATTACTGGTTGATGATTTATATGAGAATGATGAATCAAAAGAGAGTTCTCATCACCAGGAATAATTATCTCCCTATCCTTATTTTCTATTAACGTTCCATATATCCTGGAGGGATTCTTAAGGTAATATATCATACCCAAGTCAAAGTGTTCATGACTATGACTATTTCCATAGTTGATATACAACTCATGAGTATAGTTCTCTTCACTAACTCCTTTCATTCTCTTTGCCCAGTATGATTGAACATGATATTCTTTGATCCTGGGGTTATTAGTTATCTCAGCATAATTGTACAAATGCGACTTAACTAATTTAAAAAAGTTAGTCCAACTTGTTTTATACCACAATTTCCGATCTTGTAATCTGTTTGTAGCTTCTACACTGGAATCCCACTTATCATCACAGACTTCAAGTTCATTATCAATCTCTTTAAGTAAATTAGATTGATCATATTTACTTAGCAAATTATAAGCCCTGTAAATTGTATTCCCACAAAAATCAAAGTGTTCTACATTTCTGGGATCTTCTGGATATTCTACAAACTCTTCAGGTATCATATAACTTTTTCCAATAACTTACGGGTAAGAGAGGATTCTCGGGAGTAAAGTATTCTTCTTTTGCAGGACACATTGAGCAAAAAGATTCTTCCCTTTTGGTGAAGAATTGTTTTAGTTCATCTCTACTACAAGTATGATCTAAAGGAACATATTTTAGATATGGATCCCATTTTGAAGATAAGTTATACTTTTGTGCCTGCATTGGAAGATAGGCAAGTGCTGGACACTTCCAAAGTTTTCCTTCATGTAGTTGAACACACAATTTGGAAACGCAACACTTCCAACTGGATTTGGGATCGTTATCTTCAAACGGTTCCATTTTATCACCAAACCCCTTGTATTGTCTAATCCAATGTATGATAGATGGTCGTATTTCTACAGGAGCACCTTTTGCAATCCAATCCTTCATCAAAGCATATACAGATTCAAACTTCTCTCTATATTGAGGATCTCCATCAGAATGGACAGATACTCCAAGGATAGTATTAGTTCTCTTTAAAGCCTTCCACAAATGTGGGTGTTTATGTAGATGAAATCCATTGGAAATGACTTCAGTGTAAGAATTGGGCCACATCTCTCTAGCGAGATATACAAATTCAGTCAACTCTGGATGTAACGCGGGTTCTCCTCCCATCAAAGTAAATCTCATTGGAAGGATTTTATCATTCCAATTACTCATCCACTTTGCAGCATCTTCTAAACTAATGGATCCAGAGTGACCCTGATTCATATAGTGAGTACAACCCTCACAAGTTAAATTGCAAGAGTGAGTGACGTGTAATTGTATCTCGTGAGGTATTTTTAACATTTTATGAGATATTGCAGGATAAAATTAATCTACGCACATCTGATGTATTTGGAGGAACATAATGCGATAAAGAAGAGGGAAAAATTAAAAAAGAACCCTCTTCAATATTCTTAGGAGTATACTCTAATACATTACCATCCCAAAGATTTGTAAATGGACTTATAAACTTTGTTGGAATGTGTTCATTTGAATCATATTCTATAAAACAAACAAAACTAAGTCCACCAAGTCCGTGATTATGAATAGAATGATGTTGTCCCCTATCATAATGTTGAAACCAAGCAGTATTTACTTTTGGTGTTGTGTGTCTTTCATATCCAAGTTTTTTAGTAGCATCTTTAATATCATCAAATAAAATACCTTCAACTAAATTGTGATAAGTATTGTTTTGTTTATAATCTGTATATTGATCACCCATAACCATATTATCTTTATTTCTATTATATAAAGATAACAAATTCAAACGTTTATCTTTCCAATTTTTTATTTTTCCTTGATAAAAAGGAATAACCCAATCTTTAATAAAATGCTCACTCATAGTTAAATTCATCTATTCTTTTTTGATCTAAGTAAGTTAATACTTCTGTTCTCCATTCCATTAATTCATGAAAACATTTTTGATCATGAGCATTTTGACGCAATTCATGGTCTGGTTTTAATACACTTTCATAAAACAAAGAAAATGCATCGCGTCTTTTTTGTTGTTTATCCATAATTTTTAGTTAATTCTTAATCCACCAACAAGAACTCTTTTAGACTCAGAGTATGCTGCGGAATGGGGTATGTTGGAAGGAAACAGTAATACTTTATTTCTTTCAGGAGTAACTTTATAGTACCCCTTTGTCGTATGGAGAATTGTCTCTCCATCATTACAGGAATTTAAGTAAAGTATAAAACTATAGTCCTCGTTATGGTCATGTGTATGTACGTTCATCTTTCCACCATTTTCATAATTAATCATATGAACGTAAAAATATTTTAATCTTCTACTCAAGAAGTCTTCACACAATAAACGAAGTTTATCAATATAGTTATAAAAGATTTCAGAATCAATATAATCTAGGAGATTTAAAGTATAGAAACAATCACCACTTAGAGAACTTTTCTTTTCATCTCTAAAGACTTCGGGATGAGTAGAAACAAAATCAAGTAGAAGATTGAAGTAATTACTTACTCCATCTTCTACCAAAAATTCAATCATCTTCTACTTGATCAAATTCTTCAATTGCAGATACTGGCACCTCATGTTCTCCTGCAACAAGATACCAATGTTCACCTTCGCGGACTCCCAAATACTTCATTTGATCTTCATCAAAATACTTCTCACGCATTGCTGCCTGAATCTTCAGGTGAGTAAGTTCAGATTGTGAAATTTTCATCAGAATAAACCTCTTTGTATTTTTCAATAAGACGATCTCTCATATCATGATATGGAGTTACCGCCATATCATATTCATCTCCAAAGTTCCAATCTTCAGCATATCGAATCGCACAGATAGCTGCTTGAATCATTGTTTTTAACCCCTCTTTGTCCACTGTAATTTTAACTAACGCAGTTGGGTCTGAGGTTGGTTCCATCTTCATTTTTCAATCCTCCAGTTTGGATCTGATTTTTTATCAACCCAGAAGTAGCACGTTTTATTTAAAGATTCAACGTAGTAACGATCATCATCTTCATTCTTAATTCTACAAGAATGAAATCGAAGCATGTCATAATTAAACTTAAACTTTGCTTCTTTGCTGATTGGTGTTAGACAAATAAATTTCGTTTTCATTGTACAAATACGGTTCCAGATTGAGGTTGTGTACGATGTTTTTTGATGTAATTATGTGCAGACTTTACAGTCCGACAAACATCCAACTGCTGCCCATTGTAAATGATCATTAATTGATTTCCGAATGGGACAGCAGCGTATCCATCATCAGTAATAAATCCTTCTTTCATTTTATTAAGAAAAACTTAGGGTAACTCTTGGTTCTGTTGCAATTGGGTTGTGATACACACCCTTTGGGATAAACAACCCATCTCCAGGATTTAATATGATAGTTTGATTATCAATGATGTAAGTCATATTACCTATAGATTGAACAATCAATACATCATCATCATCTTTATGATTACCCATGGTTCGTGCGTTAGAGTTTTTTGAGACATAAACGTGAAGAACTCCCATCAAACACTTCTTTTTAATTCTATCACGAATATTAGATATTGGTGAAGAATAGTTGTGATGATCCAAAAGTATAATCGTTGGATTGTCTTCACCAACGATCCTACAAGTATTATTTTTTAATTCCTTTAAAATTTGATTGTCCACATCTTCCCAAGAAATTTGTGTACAATAATGAAACTCAAAAGGATAAACACAGTAGGTCATCGTTTGATAGTAGCAATAGCAGGTTGACCTTCAACAAACACAGTGTCCACAACGTTTTGGAGACGTTTGACCGTTGCAATACCCACGTTACTGTAAACAGGAACATGAACAAGACCAAAGGACTTAGTGTAATCCTGGAGTTTACCAGGAGTAAGAGTGCCTTGTTGAATGCGCTTTACGTCATCAAGATGAAGACGAATAACACGACCAACAGACTGGCACATCTCAATAACGTTCATCTGGCGCATAAGAACCAGAGAAGTCAGACCAGGAACAGAAATACCCTCACTCAAAATAGAATAATGCAGAACAATGAACTTTTTGTCGGGATCAGCACCAAACTCTTTGATGAGTTGGAAGAAGTGCTCACGGGTGATCTTCTGGTCATTCAAGAATGCACCATGCTTGCTGGTGATCCAAAGAAGATCATAACCCATAGACTGAACTTCCTTCATGAAGTCAGTCTCAGCAAGCATACGAATCATCACCTTGGTGTTAGGTGCAGCGATCAGAACCTTCTCCATGTGATCTTCATTGTAAATAGTGTCCAGAAGGGTCATACAGTCCCTCTCTGCCGCCTCCTCACCCTTCAGACGGACGCTACCAACGTTGATAGCATTGATCTTAGGGGGGAGGATAGAACCGTTGTTGACAAGGCGTGGGGCAGGAACATTGTAAATGATTCCACCATACACATCAGTGTCGTTCATTCCAGGTTTGGAAGAAGTAGCAGAATACTTAGGAGTAGCAGTGAAGAAATAACTGCGGTTAGCAGTAGAAGAGAAATACTTGACGGAAGGATAAAAGCTTTTTTTGACTGAGTTGTGTGCTTCATCATAGTAAATCGTGTCTACAGCAATGTTTGCCTCCTGAATGCGATGCAAAGACTGATAGGTAGTGAAGATCAACTTATTACCTTTGGTGTGATAGCACCAGGAGAAGATTTGATTTGGTTTAGTTGTTGTAAAATAAGGAAGATCAGCGTTAGAGTGAACATGCATGATCGATGCATTAGTGATGTGCTCAGCAAACTCAGCAGACAACTGACGAGCGAGCATCAACCTAGGTGCAACGACCACGATAGTCTTATCGCCAGACATGAACTGACGAACAGCATCCATGATCGCCACCAGGGACTTACCACCGCCAGTGGGGATCACGATCATCCCCTTAAGGATGCGCTCCATAATGGCAAGTGCTTCGGACTGGTGAGGACGGAGTTGCATGGGTGTCATAACGATAGGAATATTATACAGCAAAAATTGCCAACCAATCTCAGATGAGTGGTCAGTTCAAGAATTGGTCAATAGTGATTGGACCCATCGTACCATCAAATCGATAATGGTACTCAAGGGCATTATAGCACACATAATGCGGATGATCTGTTGGAACGTCAAGTCTACGACATAACTCTTTATGATTATCTTCCATCGA